AAATCATTAAAAATGATAGTGTCTTTTTGCGCTTTTTTTGAACGCAAAAGAAAAAAGAGAAAATTTTGACTATTAAATCAAACATTCTCTCTGTTATACTGTCGTTAAATTGACGACATTGACTGGGCTGCCAGTTTTTTTTATTATAGATTTTGTATTTTATTTTTCTTCCATTTGTTGTCTTAGCATATTTACTAATCGTTTCATATGTTGTTCAAACATAATATATAGACCAATATAAATAACTTCAGCAATAATACTAAAAGAAAATAAAATAACTGCAATAGATGCAAATGATCCATATACGTTAGAATAGTTAGATATAGTAAAATAAAACTCTAATCCTGCTAGTAAAATTGTTAATAAAAGACTTGCAATAAATGCTCCAGCCAATATATCTTTCGTATTGACTTTTACATCAGGAATAATCTTGTATAGTAAAAATAATATGATAAAAAACATTAAGAAAAGATATATATCATCAAACATTATAATTTGATTTAATGGAAAAACAGAGTTGATAATTGGTAAAATACTCATTAAAGAAATAATTAAGATTAATAATATAAAAACAATGATTGTTTTGATAACTGAGAAAATGATTTCAAGAATGAAATGTCTTTCATGTTCGGGTGGAAATAAATTCTTTGTAATCGTATATAACTGATTAACTCCTTTGCTAACAACCCAAAAAGAAATTCCAATCGCAATGATAGAAGACAATTTGATTTCTCTTGATTGTAAAGCATTAATAATAATTTCAGCAAATTTGGGATTTAAGAATTTATTTAAAAAATCACTTAAAAAAGATAAATCAAGATGTAATAAAGAACCAAGAAATGCAAAAATAGAACATATTGGAATAATAGACATAATAAGATAATAAGAAAAACATATACCAGCATTGCTTGGTATCTTATAACGATAATCTAAATAACGATAAAAAACTTTGTTATAGATGTTCATAACAAATTCTTTCATACTTATCTCTCCCTTTGTTAATTCTAATTTTATTGTACTAAAAGCTATCATACTAGTACAGTTTTTTCGTGGTTTTTCATTATTTTATTGAGATGTTTATAATTAATATGGTGAAATGTTAAAAATCGAATAAATGATGATATAAAGGCACTTTTTACATTGTCTTTTTATAAAATAAATACCATATTTTTATAAATAAAGGGCTTACAATGAAAAAAATAAAGAAAAATGAAGAAAAATGTAAAAAATTCAAAGAAAAATATTGTCAAATTTAAAATTTTGCATATACTAAAATAGTAGAATTTTTTGATGAATAGAAAGAGAGGACTATGATATGAAATTGAAAATTGATGATTGTATCTATGAATTGGTTAGAGATTTGCTTGTGAGTCATGATTCTTTAATTAAGGACGTCGAAAAAGAAAGAGACGGTGTAATCGTGACTTTGCATGCGAATGGATCACAAAGAGACTTAGAACAATTCTTGAGTAGTGGCCCATTACATACGTTTTGTGCATATTCTACAATAACAAGAGTATAAGAAATATCAGTTTTATTTCTTTGTGGTAAGTATGTCTTTTAAAAAAAATTAAAAAGTTGTTGAAATAAATAAATATATATGATATTATATTTGAGCAACTGATGGAGACATACTCAAGAGGCTGAAGAGGTGCCCCTGCTAAGGGTATAGGTCGGGAAACTGGCGCGAGGGTTCAAATCCCTCTGTCTCCGCCATTGTAATTGCCCTTGGCAGAAAACCCTATATATTGGTCTGGTAGTTCAGTTGGTTAGAATGCCGCCCTGTCACGGCGGAGGTCGCGGGTTCGAGTCCCGTCCAGACCGCCAATTATAAATTAGACGAACTTTTTGTAAAAAAATATGTTTGTTTATATAGGAAATTATTTGTAAAGAGAGTACTTAGACATACGAGTCTACGTACTCTCTTTTTTTGCGTTATAAAAAAACATTGATAGAAAGGAGAATTATTAGATTATGGCGAAAAGTTTACCACCAGTTTCAACAAAATGTACAAGTGTTTATTTTTCAAAAGAAGAAATTGAGTATTTAGAATGGTTGAAATCTCAAATTGGTATTTCTAGCAGTAATAAGTTTATGCGTGTTCTCATTAATTTCTTTATGGAAGATGAAGATAAAGCTGTTGAGTTTTGTAAATATGCAATGGAATACTCAAAGATAAATGATTTAGTTCGTGTAAAATATAAACCTGAAGATGAAAAAACAAAACAGTTTAGAGATTTGTTTATGCAAAAGTATAACATTCCATTAAATGAAGCATTATCAATATTATTAGAAAATAAAGTAATTAAACCTTAATGAATTATTACAATTATCTTAATCGGAAGGGGGAAAGTGAATTTGGACGTATTATTTGATTCTAAAGAAATGTATAGAGAAGCAAAAGAATTATTAGAATATTTGAATTTTGCTTTTAAAAACAGAATGAAATTTCAAATTATTAAAAACGAATCTGGATTCTTTGATTCAATTGTTGTTATTCCAAATGATAACTCTGTATACGATCAAATAATCACTTCTCGATCTGTATTAGTACCATCAAGTGAAATAAATGTTAAATCGTATGAAAATAGAATCTTAGAAGAAATACAAAAAATGCAAGATGAACAGCTTTGGATTAATAGTATTTTCTATTATATTATGCAACTACCCATCAGGGAAAAACACTATATCATAGCTCATTATTTTGCAGAACAAACAAATCAAGAAATAATGGATTTTCTTGGCATTAAAAACAGAACATTAAATCAAATTAAATCTAATGCATTATTACATTTAGGTATGTTAGTACCTGGAGGAATAAAAATTAAAAAGAATTAATAAATGGAGGAAAGCACATGAAAATTATTACAATTATGAACCAAAACGGTGGAGTTGCAAAAACTCATACTGCTACAAATTTGGCACATGGTATTGGAAAGAAAGGTTTCAAAGTCCTATTAATTGATGCCGATCCACAAGCAACAAGCACTGATACTGTATTGCAAATTGGAAATGAATTTAGAAAGCAAGAGATTGAAGAAGTAAGGAAAATGATTAAGGAAGGAATTCCAAAGTACAGGGCTTTAGAACAAGTGGTTTCTAAACCTAGCCCAGAATATGATTTGGCAGATGTATTTGATGATCCTGATATCATTGAAGAAGCTATTTATACAACACAAAATCCTAATGTTGACATAATAGCTAGTTCAATGAAACTAGATAATACAGATATGAAAATACGAGATGATAGAACAAGATCTAACATTACAATATTATCTGACGCATTAAAAAATGTAGAGGCAAAATATGATTTTGTTATTTTAGATGAAGCGCCTAGAAGTGATAACATAACATCCAACTCGTTGATTATCAGTGATCTTGTGATAATCCCTATAAAAACAGACAGAAAGTCAATGAAAGGTTTTTTAAGAACGATTAAATCCATGCTTCTTATTCAAAAAAGAAACAAGGTAGATTTTGACTTTAAACTTTTATTGCAGATGGTTAATAAAAATAGAAATGATAAATCATTGATAGAATTCTATCAAAGTGAATTCGCTGATGATGTTTTCAAACAAACAATAAGATTTCAAGCTAAACCAATCAGTGATGCAGATTTTAACAATACATATGTTATAGAGAATGAAAAATCGAATGTTGCTAAAGATTATATGAATTTCATTGATGAAGTATTAGATTATTTCAATCAGAAAGGATAGGTGCCATTATGTATTATTTATTGCTTGATAAAAATTTAGAAGTAGTAGAAAGGTTAACAGCTGCACAACTCAAAGAACGTTTGAATAGTGATATTAAGCATTTCCTTTTATTTGAGGGAGTTCTAAATGGTTTTCAAGTTGTTGAGGATTATGAATGTGATGAACAATACAAATTTGTTATGGAATCTAAAAAAAGAAAGTACTATGCATCTAACAAAGGGAATTTCTATTCAATCAATAAAATTGATCATAAAAGAACAAACTTAAATCCAAGTTGGAATAAAGGTGTGTGTCGAGTTACTATGGGTGGTTATAAATATAACGTGGCCAGAGTTTTAGCAAAGCTATTTATAAAAGGATTTGATGAACATCAGATTGTAAGAATTAAAGATAGTCAAAAAAAAGTGACAGTAGATAACATATATATAGTGGGGCGTGAAGATTTTTTTAAGAATTATCCAAAGAAAAAAGTAGGTGTTTTTATAAATGATAAATGCATTGAAGAATATGACTCTGTTAAATCACTAGCCGAACATTACCATTACGATCCTTCATATATCAGCCAGCTTATAAGTAAAGATAACAATAAAGGGAAGTTCAGATTTATATGATTTATCCTGGTATTGATATTGAAAGGACTAAGAGAAATACTGAAGTGGTTTTAAAAGGAATTAAACAAATATTTGGAATGAATTTATATTCTTTTCAATGTGATATTTCTAGTCATAATATTGGAGAAATAGATTTTGATCAAAATCTCATTATTCATTGTCCTACAAAATACGACAAGGTTATACATAGTGTTTTACGAGCAGTTAATTTATTGGATTGGAACGAAAAATATATATTTATACAACATTTTGTATATGGTATTTCATTATCGGATTTGAAAGTAGGAAGAAAGTGTGAATTAGAAATCAGTAATGTTTATTGTCATTATCAAAGATTAATAAAGAATATTGGATTACTTGTTAGTGAATTTATTGAGTATAGAGAGTAAAGGAGGAAAATTATATGTCATTATTAGATACAGGGCTAGAAGTAGATGAACACATGGAAGGTTTGCTTGATTTATCACATTCTAAGAAAATTATCATGTTACCTTTAACACAGTTAGAACCAAATAAACTCAATCCACATTTTGATACAATAGATGAATTAAAACAATTTGCTGAAGAAATCTATGAACAAGGTGGAATACGTGATCCGTTACATGTATATCACAGAAATAGTGATAACAAGTATGTAATATTAGGTGGACATAAAAGATATTATGCGTGTTGTATGAATAGAGACAAATACCCTGATGCACAATCAATCATTCCAGCTATTGTTGAGGATAATCCTGAAGATGAAGTACACGAAATCATTATGATAGAAGAACTCAATCAGCATCGAAATTATACTGATGAACAATTACTTGCACGTGCAAGAATTTTAAATGATGCCTATATTCAGTTGGTAGAACGAAATCAAAGACCACCAGGTGAAAAAAGAAAATGGTTTGCCAAAAAATTAAATTGTGGAATTAAGAAAGCCGAACGTTTTATTCATATCATTGAAGGTCGATATGATGAAGAAGATACAAAATTAAAAAGCAACCAACCAAAATTCAAAAATTCACCTAATGTACAATTTGAAGATGTTAGAATTCATCTTCAGCGTAAATTAAAAACAAAAGTTAAGATTACTAATAAGACAGTTTCATTTTCTTATAGTAGTATAGAAGATTTTAATAGATTATTAGAATTATTAGGGTGTGAGAATGTTGTTAATGAATAAATTATTTATTGCTAAAGGACATGGAATGTCAAATAAAGAATTTACTGAAGCTCTCATTCTCATTGTAATTATTATTATATTTATGTGTCTAATAGCTTTTATGGTTATTGGATGGATATATATATCTAAAAAAATAATGTTTCAATTAGGATTAAAAACAAGAAATAAAATCATCAATTATAGATCTAATAAAGAAAAGAGTGAAAAAGATGGAAAATCAAATAAAGAAAGCAATGTCAATCATCAAAAATAATAGATTAAGAATAAATGGAAAATTAATTACAGAAGAAGATATAAATAAGGCAAATAAAAAAATAGAGAAAGAATTTAATGATGATTATTTAAGAGTCATGGATGAAGAAAAACTGTCAGCACTAACAGATAAAGCTCTGCAGGAGAATTATTATGAAGATAATGAATAAAAAATGGTTAAAATTGTTTCTTCTGTATTTTGTCGTATATCTCATTATTATTCCAAAAATTGTAAATGGATATCCAACAAGTTTACAGGGAATTATTCTTACAATTGTGAGTGTTGGTTTCCTAATTGTTTATATACTTCTAAACAAAATCGTTTTTGATAATCTTCTTACAAAAATAATTGATATTGCAGATAATTCAATATATGTAGGAATTATTTCAATTGTATTGTTATTTATCAATATTACCTGTTCTTTTTTTAAAATGAATTTATGCATAGATAATAATATAGGTTACACATCACTTATCAATAGCTATTACATTAATCCGATAATGGTAGTCTGCATTGTTGTTTGTAATCCTATATTAGAGGAACTGGTCTTTAAACATGTTTTGTTTGATCAAACAGAAATTTTAAAAGAGAAAAAGATTTTAAAAATAATTTTAATATCAGTAGTTTTCTCTATATTACATATTTTAAATGAAATTCTTGTATTTAATGTATATGCATTAATAGATTTTATTAATTATTTTACATTTAGCATAATTACTTTTCTTTCTTATACTAAAACAAATAATATTCTTTATCCAATCATGATTCATATGCTATGCAATGGTGTAGCAATTTATCTGATTTAAATTGTCTCAATATAAATTTGTTGTCAATAGGAAAGAAAGCAATTATAGCTTTAGTAAAAAAATAAATCAATATATAAAAATATTATCTAAGGATTTCATTATAGAAAAATATATTTATCAGGAAGATGAATTTCATCATTATACAGGAGCTGTTATTAAAATAAAAAAATCAAGAGGTAAAGAGGAGTAATTATCAAATGTATCATAAGGAAATATATCAGTTCATGGAATTGTATAAAAATAAAAGTCACTCTACAAGGAAAGGATATTTACAAGATCTTATCCAATTCAATAATTTTTGTAAGAAATATCAATTAAATTTTGAAAATGAGAAGTTAATAGATAAGTATGTATCAAATATTTCCAATTTAAAGAAAAGTACTCAAAATCGTAAAATGAGAGTTATAGGACTATTTTATAATTATTTAAAAGATAATGGTGTGGTAAAAAAAGAAATTGACTATTCAAAATTTTGGATCAACAAGGAATTAAAAAAAGATAATAACTATAATTTAAAAGATAAAGATACTTTCTTTGAAAGTTTAGATTATAAAATTTCTACAAGTCCTACAAAAAATATACTCATAAGAGATAGGGCGGTTATTGCACTTCTTATAATTCCTAAATTAAGAAATAGAGAAATCAGTTTTTTAAAGTGGGATGATATCTGTATTCAAGATGACAATGTTGTTTTGAAATATAAACGTAATAATAAAGACGTTATGGTAACTGTTGAAAATATATACCTGGTACATAGCTTAAGAGAATATGAAAAGACTCAGGTGATAAAGGGTAGCTACTATTTTCAAACAAAATTTCATGGACAATACAGCGATCAAAGCATAAGGCTTACTTTAAAAAAATATGGTTTATTACCAAAAGACATAAGAAAAATGTATAATTAATATTGCAATAAGCGAACAGTTGCGTTTGCGTGAAAATTTAATATTCACTAAAGTTCCTTTAGTGTTAATGTATGACTTATTAAGGATAGAAAGGCAGATTACTTATTATGAATGATTACTTTGGACAGTTTATTGATTATCAATCAGTTCATTCTAGAAAAGAAATTGAAGAATTCTTAGAAATGGATGGGGTATATTCTAACATGACAAATTTTAAAAAGAAGGCAGAGTTGCTATTAAATTATGAGTCAAAAAGAACCAGTGGTTCTCAAAAGATAATATATGCAGCTTCTTTAAGAGTTATGTTAATTAAGAACTTATCTAAAACAACTAAGCATGATATTGTTAAGAAATTTATGTTGCAGATACATCCAAAGATGAAAGATTTAATGTATCTATATCGTTTTATTAAAATTGGCAAAGGAGAGTATGTAGATATTATTATATTTGAACGACAAGTTTTTAAGAAAACGCATTATGAATACAAAAAGTATAAAAGAGATATGTATATTAACAGTGAAACTGGTAGAACATGTAAGATAACTGATCCTAAAGCTGTACGTATTTGTAAGAAGGGTGATTTTGTTGTAGATAAACAAGGCAATAAAATTAAAATAGCAATTTCTATTAGTCCTAAAAAATATAGATATTTCAATTATAAGAATAATGAGGATAAAGAAATAAAAAAAGCTAATTTTATATTTTTAGTTCAGAAGTTAAAAAAATGTCTTATTAAAGCAATGTCAAAATTATCATTGAATAATCACTTATATTATACACTCAATCATAAAAGATATGATTGTGGAAATGATACAAAACGATTAAAAGTGTATATATATAATAATGCAATTAACCGAGTCAATTTAAAATTACATCAATTGCAAAATACATTCTATTATCGTGGCTTGTATTCTGAAAGGTTAGAGTCCTGGAAACATTATGAAAAGATATTTTTCAGTTTAAGACAGATATTAAAAAATGAAAGTATTGTTTTTAATAATCAAAAGATTATTATTGATCCGTCATTAGAAAAGCAAAGTATAGGTATGTTTAGAACAGCTATGAATATGTTTGAAAGAATAGCAGAACAAAAAATCCAAACTTATTATTATGAAGAATTTTATGATCCAACACTGTTTGATTGCTAAGCATATGTTCAAAAATGTATATTTTCATTTTATATGAATTATTAAACAAAATAAGAAAAAGGAGAAATGAGTATATGATTTATATATTTGTATTTATGTTAGGAATGATTTGTGGGGTGATATGTACTGCATTATGTGTTGCAGCTGCTAATGGAGATAGAAAATGTATTAAGTAATTGTTTGAAAGGGAGTGCTAGAAATGAAATTTACTATTGATATTGAAATTAATGATTTACAAAAAACAATGATTGAAAATGATGATAATTTTTTAGAGAAAATAAAGGATTTTATTGATTTTAATTATTATACAAAAGATATAAATCTAAAAGATTTAGAGTATTTATTAAAAGATTTACCAATAGATGTTATAAAAACAGATTTTGGCTTCTATAAAAACATTCAAACCAAGACACATTATTTGAATTATTTAGATTTCTTTGATAACGAACTAAAGTATATGGAATTCTATAATTATTATAAATATGGCAATAATGTAAGTAAAACATATTCTTTGTCACTTGAAGAAAGTGATAATGAAGAATATAACTATGAGATAGTTTTTATGCCAGAACGAAATTATAACACAGGAACAACGATATATTTTTATGTGACAGAAAAATATATAAAATGCATATACAATCAATATTATAAGGATGATTGATAATTGGAATTTCTAGGAGGGATAAAATGAAAAGAAGAGAAGATATTATATGTAAGATAAAAAAGTTAATGGCAATTGCTAATGATCCATCAGCTTCTGATCAAGAGATACAGCTTTCTACATATAAAGCAAGAAAGCTTATGATAGAATTTAAGATAAATGAAATTGACTTGATTGGTACTAAAGAAGATAAAGAAGTAGCACGTATAATTCTTAATGAACAAGGCAGTGGTTATATCATTTTTGTTTTAAATGCTTTAAGTGATCATTTTCAATGTAAGTTTGCATACATTGGAAAGATAATTGATAATAATTGTAAATTTGTAATATATGGATTAAAAAATGATGTAGAAATAGCGAAAATTGTAGCTGATTCTCTTATATATTATCTAAATAATATGTTACATGATTTAAAGGAAAGTTATATAGGTTATGAAGATTTTAGAATATATAAGAGAAGTTATTTACAAGGTTTTGCAAATGGTTTAGCTGCTTCTTTGAAAAATGCTTACATTGAAATGAAAGTGGATACGAAGTATGGATTAGCAGTTTATGGTGTTCCTGCGATAGTTGAACAAGAATTTACGAATAATGTTAATATTAAAAAAAGTAATTTTCAACGAGAAAGCGAAGATGCATGGCATTTGGGAAAAAAACATGGAATGGATTATAACATTAATAGATTTAATCTACTTAAATAAAATGAATAACATAATAAACATAAGTAATTTAATAAATAACATTTTATTAAGCTCTGATATAAAAAAATTATTAATATATGCTTTTAGAAGAAATGAAATAGTATAGATTATCTATTCTTCAAAGAAATAGGACAACTAACTAATATTCAATGTAATTATGTTTTATTGCATCAACCAAAATTAGGAATATAATAACTTAAAAATAAATATTAGAATACAATTTGATGATGATATATTGACAGTAAATATTGTAAGTGTTATGATTTAAATAGATAAATAAGTTGATAAATTAATTAATGTATTTATCAGTAAATATTGTGTATAAATTTTGTTTTATAACATAAACTATATTGAGGAAGGTGAAAGATATGGATATCATGGGTGTATTAAAGAATACTGTTTCAATAACTTTATTTAATAAAGGAAAAGCAGGACAAATTTTTGAAAGTGTTAAAAAAACAGGTGCAAAAGTTGTTATGAAGAATAATGAAGCTGAATGTGTGCTTTTGTCTCCAGAAGAATATACAAAACTCATAGAACAATTGAATGATATAAAATTGTTGAATATTGCACTTCAAAGAATGAATAATTATAATCCAGAAAAAACCGTAAGTCAAAAGCAATTAGATGAAGAATTTGGATTTACTGAAGATGACTTAAAAGATTACGAAAAGGTAGAATTTGAATAATGGAATGGGAAGTAGAATATCTTGATGAAGCACGAAAAGATTTAAAAAAACTGGATGGAAGTCAAAGATTGTTAGTACGTAAAGCAATTGAAAAAGTGAGAGAAAATCCTATTGCTAAACAAGAAGGTGGGTATGGAAAACCTTTAGGAAACAAAAAAGGGAATGATTTATCTGGCTTTTTAAAGGTAAAATTAAAAAAATGTGGGATAAGAATTGTATATAAACTTATCAGAACAAACTCTCGCATGAAAATAGTTGTTATTGGAGCCAGAGAAGATAATGAGGTATATGAGATTGCTGGTAAGCGAATAGAAAAACATCATTTATAAAAGTAAAAAAGTGAAAATATATTTTTCTAGATATAAAAATATATACGAATGTCTTAAAATGGTTAATAATTATATTTATATATACGATTAACCATTTTTGATATGTATGGAAAAGTATATAATTGGAGAAAATAAACATATGAAAAAAGCATTAACTTATATAAGAGCATCAGAAAATAATAATAAAAGGACAATCAGCAAACAAAAGAAGTCTATTAAAGAATATTGTATGAAAAATAATGTTGAGATTGTTGATAATATACTTTTGGTTGGAACGAATGAAGAAAGTATAAAAGTGCTAGAAGAATATATTCAAAATAATCCATGTCTTATTAATGCAATAGTGTGTAAATCGCACAAAATTATATCCTTAGATTTTGATTTGTATAGACATATAAGCATAATTTCAAAAGAAAATAATATTGAAATTTTAACAACAGAATTTAATGAATATGAAGCAATAGCGAATAGTAGATTTTTGTTAGAAGTAATGAAAATTGAAAAAGAGGAAGAAGAAAAAAAGCGTATTATTGATGTGCTTACAGAAAAATCTCTTAATTGAAAATTGCAAAAATTGTAGAAATACATGTAAAGTTAAATATGCTAAAATAATATTGTAGAAAAACGGATAAAAAGATCAACTTAAAAAAGTTGGTCTTTTTTCATAGGAAGAAGGTGAATAAATGGAATTATTTTATACTGATTTACAATACGCTAATACTTTTCAGGAATATCTTTTGTCAATGATTAATGATCAGCAACAAATGATTGATATTAAAAATAATTATAAAGTTTTTGTGCCTAATAGAATATATTCAAATAATCTTGAATATAAAAAAACTTTTGAACTTAATGAGAGTAAATATGATTTAGAAGATGGATTTTATAAAATGAAATTGTCTGAATACTCTTCATGGGTAGATGAATTTTATTGTCTGATAGAAACAGGTGAAATTAAGCATGTATTATTTGATTGTTGTCAAGTTGAGTATTTGAGAGAATTATTAGATTTTGAAAATGCGAAGTCTATATTTGTATATGATAATATTAATGATTATCTTTTTGATAAATTTAATCTGAATTATCCTCAAAACAATGATTTACGTTTTGCATTTGAAACAAATGATATAAATTATATGAAAGAAACCAATATTGAATTTTATGAGGATATGAAATCATGCAGAAAAGGAACACTATTTTTATTAAGACGAATGCTGAGACAGGTAGAAAGAGAAGTGGAACAGGAGGAAGATGATCCTGAATTATGATAAGGCTAGTTAGCCTTTTTTATTTTGAGGAGGAAAAAATATGTATGAAAATAAGAATGCAAGACCAATATATGAACCACCACGTAAGATAAAGACATATACAAAAGAAGAAAAAGCTTCAAGGAATGAAATACTTAGTGAAATCAAACAAAGCCTTCCAATTGTAGAATATGCATCTAACGTTTTAGGTTTAACTATTCTACGATCTAGAAAAGGAGAAAGATACCTAAAAAGCAAAGAATTATCTTCGCTGGTATTTGATTTGAAAATCAATAGAGTATTCTGGAATAAATATGGTAGTAAGGCACTAGATATCATTGATTTTATTGTACTTTATGATGGATGTTCACATAGCGAAGCCATTAATAGAGTTGCTGAATACTATAAGGAGCGTGATCCAAATGCAGTTGAGCTTTTTAATTATGATATTACAGAAGATAAAACAACAATATTTAAGGGAATAAAGCTTCCTGAACCATATAAGAATGATGTTATTGCAACAAGCTATCTACTTGAAACAAGAAGAATCAGTGAACATGTCATTAATAGATTAAGAGAAAACAATATGTTTTATGAAGATAAATATCATAATGCAGTTTTTATTGGATATGATATTGAAAACAATCCAAAATTTGGTGTGAGACGAGGTACATATCCAAGTGTTAAGTTTCAAAGAGATTGCGAAGGTTCTTATAAAAATTGTGGATTTTTTATAGAAAACAAATATCCAGTTAAAAAACTTGTCTTAGCTGAATGTGTTATTGATGGATTAAGCTATTTGTCATTAAATAAGAATCTCATAGATTGTCATGTGTTATGTTCTTCAGGAGCAGGATGTGTCGCTAATACACTTTGGTTTAATTTGAATACAAGAGAATGTTTAAAAGATGTCGAAGAAATAGTCTGTGCCTGTGATAATGATGATGCTGGCAATCACGCATATTTAACTGTAAAAAATTATATAGAAACAAAAAGACCAAATATTAAGCTGACTAAATTTACTGGATATGATGGAATTGATATGTTGCCAAACATGGATCTTAATGATGTGTTAAAAAAAGTTAGAGAAAAAGAAGATTCTTATTTTATCAACAAGGAAAGTGAAGAAGAATTGAAAGGGGAAGAAATTGAATGAGCATGTTAATTGAATATCGGACAACTGATGAATTTTTAGCAGAATTAAAAAGTGGAATTTTGAAAACTCAGATCAGCAATTATATTAAGATACATAAAACAGAAGAAGAAATATTCTCAAATATAGGAATAAAAGCAATAAGCATTGAAAATATATTTGATTTCTTTGAAATAGTTTTTAATGAAAATGATAATTATACATGTCATGATTTAAAGCATTCATATGATAATCCATATGTGGACACTGTAAAAAATCTTATACAAGAGTGTTTTAATGAACTGTATCATATAGATATAGGTAAAAATGTTTCATTTCAAGATGTTTATTCTAAACTTATTACAATTTATTCTGAAGAAGAAATGAAAAAGGGAAAATACTTGTATGAATTGATAAAATACGATGGCATTGATAAAAAACAGGCATCAAGGATATTCGAAGTCAGTAATCGAGCTTATTTGAAAACTGATGATAGAATTTCATTTGATCATATTATTGATACTATCAAAAATGAATATATGCAAAATAATACATCATTAAAATTCATAGAAAGAATGGATCCTCATAATTTAATAGATGGAATCATCGATGGATGTATAAAAAGATACATTCATCAACAATATAGTTATATACAAAAACAAGATGAATACAGCATAAAAGATTGGGAAAAGGATAAAAGGTTTGATGCTTTACCAGGACAAAAAATTGCTAGAGAAGTTGCTGAATATTTATATAATCATCTACCTCCTTTAAATCTACCTGATTGTGATGTGACAAATATTTATTCATCCGGATTCATGGTGGATGAGCCATTTTCATTTGATGAATATGGATATCCAATACATCTGGCTTTTGGTTTGAACAATGAACAGTATTATTTTATTGGTCGTCTTTCAAAGGAAGGGCATCTTTTAGATCGAGATAATAAAACTGTTGAAGATAATGAAGAAGATTATGAAATGGAATAAGGACGGCAAGTTGCCGTAATATAAAAAAGAAAGAAGTGAAAGGTTATGTCAAGTATAGATAAAATATTGAAAGAATTTGAAAAAATGCGTTATCAAATGTTGAGCAGATTTCAATCAGATTGTAAATATTATTTAGGGAACGGAAATAGATTAACAAAGTATTTATGGGGCTGTGATGAAGAAGAACACATCAACAGCATGATTAAACTTTACGATAGTTTCTCAATTGACGAGAAGCCAGAGTGGCTTACATTTGATGATATTCTTACGTATGCAAAAGATATGTTAAACGCTCCTTTAAAGTTATCGCAAAATGAATATCTTCAGCACTATGGTTATGAAGATTTTTTAAGTGGCTTTTTAGATGATAAGGCAAAGGGAAATCTTCAACTCAAAAGTGAAAAAGGACAACAAAGATTTAAAAAGGAAAGTCTAACACATATCAATAACTATCATGATGAACGACAAAGACTTATCAAACAATATGATTCTCTTGTTGAACAAGGTATTATTATTCCTAAAACTAAACTTGAGATACGTCTTGAAACTGCAAGAGGGCATTATGAAAATAGAAATGTTCAAGCAACAAGACGTATGTTGCTGAAAACAGGAATCAATTGGCTTACTGGTAAAGAAATTCAAGTAGATAAGAAAAGTATAGAAAATAAGTTACATCTAACACATGATGAATTTCATGAATATAAGCAAGAACTTGCAAAAAAAATCTGGGGTTCTGAGAAATATTCAATAAGTGATTTTACAGCGGATTGCAAAAAAGTTGAGGTTATAGGATTTGATTTAGAACAATATCATATACCAGATGAAATTAAAATGATGATTGATAGAGATATGTCTACTCATGGCAAATATTGTGATCATGAAACATTCTTTGGATTTATTGAACTTGATGAAGTTGATGGTGTTGCTAGAGAATATCAATGTGGGTATGGACTTCCTTATGGGTATTCTGGGTATTATAGAAATAATGAAAACATGATGATTATTAATTACGCTGAAGGAGATTTTAATATTTCCTTATATACAGATAGAAATATATACAACAATGCAGTTATAAGAACTCATAATTTTTATGAAAAATCTAGTTTTTATTATTTTAATGGCAATGTATGGAGTGAAAATGAAATATCAAATCAAACAAATAACTTCAGAGATGTGATCTGCATATTTGAATGTGATGATGAAATTGAAGAAAGTGAAGAAATGGAATAGGACGGCAACTTGCCGGAATTGAAAGAGAGGTGGCACAATGAATATCATGTTAAGCGAAGTTTTAAATATCTTATATACCTTATTACCAGGAGAAATGATAGTTGTTGATGAACAAGGAATAAGAAAGGTGAAAGTGGATGAGCAGTATTGATGTAGTTGGGATTAGATTAGTCAAGGAACGTGATATTAAGTATGATCGTAAGTTAAATAGTGTCGAAGATGCAGTTGAAGTTATAGCAAATGAAATGAAGTATTTAGATAGAGAGGTCATGATGGTTGCTAATCTTGATAACCATAATCGTATTATTAACACTCATATTGTAAATGTTGGCGGTATTAATTTTTCCTTTATTGATCCCAAGAATGTTTTTAAAGCTGCTCTTTTAAGTAATGCAACAAAGATTATGCTTGTTCATAATCATCCAAGTGGCTCTTGCAAACCTAGTAATGAAGATATTCAGATGACAGAGTCTATGAAAAAATTAGGGGAACTTATGACATTACCATTGCTTGATCATATTATTATTGGAAGTCATAGCTATTATTCAATCACGGCTGATATGGAATATGAATATGATTTATTTGAAAATGAAGAAAGCATTGATTTTGATATAGAAATGGAATAGGACGGCAAGTTGCCGTTTTTTTTAATAGAAGGAGGAATTTATGGAGAAAGATGTATACAAGTGTTCTTGTGAAAAATGGGGTGTTCATCAGGTTGACAATGCTTTAATCAATGGATGGAAACTAGAGGATATTGAAAGAGGTTATCGAATTGTATCTATAGAATTGAATAATTATACAGATAAAGAGTATCTGAAAAAGTATCCACATTTACAAATGAAGGTTATTTCTTTTCTTGATTTGTATGCTATGAAAGAAATCATGACAATTGATGAAGATACAATAAAAATGGATTATAAATTATATTCTAAATTAAGAGAAATTAATCCATTGAATTATCAAATGATGTATCCGTTGAAATGCAAAGAGAATGATTATGTGCTTCAATGCTTAAATTCTTCTATAGGCATAGAAGATATACAGCTAACTTTTAATCATGTTTTTCATCATATCAATTCACAATTAAAAGAAATTTATCAATTAACACAATCTCAATATGATAGATCAATAAAAGAAAGAGAAGGCATTATTCAAACGTACATGCCAATAGATTTGAAAAATCATGAAAAAATTCAAGATATCATCAACATTTCATTATTAGAGTCATATTCACAAATTAGAATAGAACTTAATGAAGCGTGTGAGATAACAAAACTTAGTATTATCTATTCTTTGAATTCCGATAATTCATTCAATAATGCAAAACAACAAATATATTATGCAATGCAGGAAATCGAAGAAGATATATTGCTAAAACTTAAACAAGATCTTATACAAGCACAACAACTCATAGAAGAACAAGAAGAACTTGAAGAAAATCAATATGAGGAAAGAGAGCGTTGTATTTAAGGGACGGCAAGTTGCCGTAATTGGAGGAATGTTATGAAATCAAGATTTATATTTGACATGGATGGAACTTTAGCAAAGTGGAACTTTGTTTCTGATGAACAGCTATATGAAAAAGATTATTTTCGTAATTTAGAACCACACAAGAATATTATAGAAGCTGCAAAACAATTGATGAATGAAGGACAAGAAGTTTATATTTTATCTTGTTATTTGGCAGATAGTGAATATGCCTTGAAAGAAAAGAATGATTGGCTCGATAAATATCTTCCTGAAATTAATACTAACCATAGACTTTTTGTTCCGTATGGTATGCCTAAGACAGAATTCTTTGAAACTGTTAAAATGACTCCAATTACATATAATGATTATCTTATAGATGATTATACAAAGAATCTTGAGGAATGGTCAAAAATTGGTGGTACAGGCATTAAATATCTAAATGGTATAAATAACACTTATGGAACATGGAAAGGTGCTAGAATAAGTAATTTGAACGATATTTATAATCTTTTACATACAATAGAGAATATAAAAAACAAAACTCTATTTTATCAGTTTATTGATAATGAGTATTTTGATATTTCAATCATTCCTAAGGATAAGTTTGTTTACAAAGTTGGTATTATGAACAATCAAAAAGATAATTTTTTTATCTATTCATACCAGCAAACTAATAATCTAGAACTTCATCATATTGGATATATAATATCAGATAGAGATGTTATTCAGGATGCATTTCATTTAGGAATACTGGATAACAAAGATGATAAATTAACAATGCTGTCTCTGAGTAAAATGTATGGTGGACTATTCCCTGATGATCTTATTCATCATGAAATAGAAGAAGATTATGAAATGGAATAATGGATAGCAAGTAGCTGGAATTTCAAAAATGAGTTTTAAGTAACTGATATTTTTGCTATAATATTTATAGGTGGTGACACTATGAAATGTAAAATCTGTATTGATAATCCATTTATGAATTGTGAGAAAATCTATCCATTACAACAAAAGTCAATTCAAAAAATAGTTGACTCATTAAAGGATAATAATAATATAAAAAAAATCATTATTTTTGGCTCAAGTGTAACAACAAAATGTCATATCAATAGTGACATTGATATTTACTTGGAATTAAAAGAAAATAAAAAAATAAATTTTCCTTTTGTCGAACGTGCTTATGACTATTGGAATAATTTTACTGTTAATGATTTATTGATGAAAGAAATACAAGATAAAGGAGTGATAGTTTATGAAAGCTAAAACATTCTTTAGAATAAGGTATACGAAAGTATATCTTTTTTTGTTGTACGGCAACTTGCCGTAATCGAAAGGAAGATCTATATGAACTTAAAAAATATTACAGATGAAAAAAGAAATAAAGAAATCATGGAAAAAGTTATACCTTGCTTTGAAGCTTATAGAATGATTAAAATGAGCAATGGTAAGATTGTTATTATCAATATTGAGGATTGTGGTATATCGGAAAGTGAAATAAATGAGGAGTTTATTAAAAATAATGATGAGTTTCTCACAATTTATGAAAACTATACAGCTGCACTTCAAGATTGGTTAACTGATATACAGACAGATATCAAAGATATAGGACTATATTCAGATAATGAATATAGTTTTTATTTAAGTAAAATCGAATTAGAATATTTGGGATTTGAAGAAGAAATATTGAAAACGGAATACTTACCAAATATACATGAAGAAATAAAAAATGAAACTTTTAATTATCTAGAAGTAGAACAAAATATTTTTGAATTTGCAAAATCAGAAACTAGAAAAGCTGGTTATGAACTTCTACAGGTAATGAAGTATAGTAATCATCCAGAACATAATTATTTATATTTAGTAATAGCACATAGAGAAAATGCACTAGAAGGATATAAATATGTATCCTGGATTATGAATGACAGAGGATTGGATTTAGGAATATATTCAAATTCTTTTAAAAAATGTTTACAAAATACAGCTGATAGAATGAATGAAATGAATTTTGAAAACGAATTGGAAAGTGAAGAAGATTATGAAATGGAATAAGGACGGCAACTTGCCGTATTGATAGAAAGGTGGATTAAAAATATGAAATTTAAAATGGAAGATATTGTACTGTATTTTTCTTTGAAGTATGATGGAGAGTTCAATCAGATATATGAATCAATATGCAACAAAGAACAAGTTGATGAAGTGGAATTTAACCAGCTTGTATCACAAGTTAATTCACAGTATACAACAATCTTTAGTGATGATTATCCTAAAGCATTAAGACATATAGATAACCCTCCATTTGTTTTATATTATTATGGAGATTTATCTTTGATGAATAAAAAAACAATAGCTGTAGTTGGAATGAGAGAACCAAGTGAATATGGAATTAGAGCTACTGATCTTGTGTCAAAAGAACTTGCTGAAAATGGATATACTGTTATAAGTGGCTTGGCAAAAGGTATAGATACTATTGCTCATGAAACAGCAATTAAGGCTGGCGGTAATACAGTTGCTGTATTACCAACAGGAATTGACAACTGTTATCCAATCCATAATAAAGAATTATATAAAAAAATGAAAGAAAGTCAGCTGATCGTAAGTGAATACCCATCAATGACTCAGCCAAGAAAACACACATTTTCGTATAGAAATCGAATTATTGCTGGTTTGTCTGATAGTATTTTAATATCGGAATGCAAGGAAATGAGTAGTAGTCTATTAACGGCTTCGTTTGGAATTGAACAAGGTAAGGATATATATGCTATACCTATTGCTATTGATAGCCCCAATCAAGGAAGCAATTCACTAATTAAAAATGGTGCATTTACTTTTACTTGTGTAGAAGATATTCTAGAACAAGAAATAGAAAGTGAAAATATATTAGAATAATAAACGGCAAGTTGCCGTAATTAGAAAAGAAAGGAAATAATATGGAAATACTACGTATTAAAGAAAATATAAATCAGCTGTTAAAATATGCCAAAAATCATACAGCAGAAGAAACAGAAAACTTTATAGAAGAATTGTTTTACGATGAAGTTAAAATTGAACAGAATATTAATCAAGCTTATTATAAGATGAATACCAAGAATTATTTAATCAATAATGGAAATGGACTTAAAATATCTATAAATAAAGGTCTAGGAGATATTCTTGAAAAAAATCATTCTCATCAGGGTATTACTATATCTATTGGTTCTGAATTTCTTCAAGAGTATGAATATCTTTATGATGCAAATGAATATAACAATAATATTGATATTTCTCATATGATTGACAATGCTTTAGAAAATGAAAATATACTTTTAGCAATAGAACAATACTTTGCTGGAGATGATGTTGACTTGAATATGTATCATATTCTTTCTCAAGAATTGAAGGATAATCAAGAAATTATTGATAATGTCATTAAAAAAATTGATTTATATTCTCGATTGGAACATGAAAATCAGAAAAATTATGAAGATATATCACCTAATGGGGGATTGGATATCATTGTTCAGCCTGTGCAAGAAATATTTCTTCAAAAGTTAAATGAAATAGATGTGTTAGGTAATGAGAAGTTAGTAGCTGCAACTATAGATTTTTTTGTATCTAATCAAGAAAACATAGACTATTTAAGTAGTGAAATTGATAGATGTGAAAGGATTTTGTATTTTGCTGAGCATGCTGATGAATATATGCAAAACAAAGCGATTGAGTGTAAAATCATTAATCAATGTAAGTTATCAAATAGAATAGAAAATATTTACAGTGAAAAATTAAGCTGAAAAAATCCGTAAAAATCCGTAAAAAGTTAAAAAAAGCCCATAAAATCGTGCAATTTTGAGTAAAATTACTGTAATACCATGAAAAACAGTAATTTTTATTTTGCAACAAAAAAATCGTAAAAAATGGGCATTTTTGAAGAATAATCGGATTTTATAAAAATAATGAAAAATGACCTTTTAACAACCTTTTACTACCTTTTAAATTTAAAGCAAAAAAGTCAAAAAACACCGATAAATAAAGGCTTTTTGACTTTTAAAAGGTAGGTTTTAAACTTTTAAAAAATTTAAAAATCTATGTATAAAAATCTAATTGTTAAAAGGTAAAAAATGAAATCTCACTGTAAGTTTTTAGGTTTTTCACTGTAAATGCTTGAAAATCCCCATTTTATCGGCTTTTTTTGACTTTTCAAAAACCTTTTAACAAAAATGGATTTACAGTGAGATTTTTAAGAAAATGATTAATTTTCACGTTTCTTAAAAGGTGATTTTAAGCTATTATTTTTTGCTAATTTCATCAGCTTTTTGAATAGTATTATTCATGGCTTCACGAATAGCATCTGCTTGAGTAATTCCAAGAATTTTACATGCCTTTTTGAACTGATCTACGAAGTCATTTTTAAAGGAAGCACGAACGGTTTTCATGTTTTCTTTTTTCCATTCTCGTTTATACTCATTTTCATTAAATTTAGTCATTTATATCACCTCTTTTTCTGTAGTAGATATAGCATACAATCATCGCTATGCAGCTGATCCATTTCACTATATCAAAAATAGTAGGATTGGCAAACTCTCCTTCGAAGCCTTCGATAATAACAACTAAAGATAATGCACATACAATAATATCAAAGATTTTCATTGATGATGATGGAGTAACATGTTATATTATAAATGATAAGGGGGGATGAGGTTGCCCTCATCTCTTGCCCTTGCGAGTCTTAGACTTCTTAGATTTTTTTCTAGCAGTAGTAATGATTAAGCAGATCGAACTAACAATTGCTAGGAAAGCTTCTGAGAGGTCTTTTATTATCTCGCTAATATGTTCATCCATCTTCACACCTCCTTCCTTACATTATTATTATAACATAGTAGGCATACTATGTCAATAAAAGCAAATAAAAAGATGCAGATTTTTAATAGAATTTGCATCTTTTTTTCTTATAAAATATCGTATTTTGATATATCCTATCGCACTTGGATATAAGGGAAGATAAAGTCTAATATATGTAGTATTTTAGTCGTGGGTTTTATTAACTTTTAATGTATCGTTAATTGTTTTTAAATTAAGCATTGCCATGTAAAGAACTTTCTTTTTCTCTTCTTTTTTATTAGACATTAAGATACTTTGCAATTCAGAAATTATTGTAAAAATTGCATGTTGATTATCTTCGTCTTCTTGTTCAAATATATTTAATACTCTTTTTAGCATTTGAGGAAATTCGTTATTTATAGAATTTAGAACATCTAAATCATCCCATATCATAGGCTCTCTTATATCTGTTTCTCCACGCAAAAAAGATCCACTCACATTAAAAAATTTTTCTAGTGCAACCATATTCTGTGAGCTAGGTTCTCTTACGCCACGTTCCCAATTCATAATTGTTCTAAATGGAATATTTAACTGTTCACCCATTTGTTTTTGTGTTAAACCTTTTTCTTTTCTTAAAAGTCTTATGTTGTCAGCGAGCTTCACGCTTATCACCTCTTTTATAGTATAGCAATTATGTAACCACTTGGATAGAAAAAACACATCTAATAAATAAAAAAATGTCTTGACCTAACCATGTGGGTATCTTATAATATGGTTAAGGTAGCCATATGGATACATTTGGAGGTGATTATATGTATTTAATACCTAATATTGACGAAATCAAAAAAAAGAGAAAAGCTAAAGGTTTGTCTAAATGCAAATTATCTATTGAGGCAGGCTTAGGTAATCAAGCTCTAAGCAGAATTGAAAGGCAAGAAACAAAAAAGATACATCCGTTAAGAGCTAAAGAAATTGCAAGAGTATTGGAATGTAATGTAAATGATATTTTTAAGGAGGAATAATCATGATTATTTTCTATTATAACGATAACAAACAAAACAATAACAAAGGTGTTAAAACCGAAGAAATAGATCGCACATTTTCTCACATAGAAAGGGCATCCGGATCCAACATAGACGTTGAACAATGTGAAATAGACACATTAGTTGAAGAAACGAATGAACATATAACAAATAATTTTAGTAAAAATCTTCGTTTATTAAGAAAATATTTCAAACTTAAACAAGAAGATATTGAAGAAAAAACTAATATTTCTCATCACACAATTGCAAGTTATGAAATTGGTAGACGTGAGCCTACAGCAAAAAACCTTTGCTTACTTGCAAAACTCTTCAATGTAAATCCTATGTACTTAATGGAGAAAGACTTATCTAAACACAATTATTTGCATGTTGTTAGTAAGAGCAATAGTTTTGCAGAGAATTTAAAAATAATAAGAAATTCTTTAAAAATGACACAAAAAGAATTTGCTTATTACACTGGCTTAACTCTCAAATCAGTTATCAATTATGAAAATAAAGTTCATTTACCTGATTATTCAAGTTTAAAAATACTAGCTGAGAAGCTGGTTATAGATCCATTTGAATTAGTGGGTACTGGTAAATAATATCCAGTCCTTCTTAATGCAGCCAGCGGAGGTCACAAGCCCTCGAATAATGCAGAGTGAGGAGGTGGTTAAATGGAGACGCTAACACTTCAAGAATTAGCAGAATTAAAAGGATGTCACAGAGTTAGAATTCAACAACTTGTTACAGAAGGCTTTTATAAATCTGTACAAGTTAAAAATTCAAGAGGTAGATTAGTTCATGCCATACCTCTAGATCAACTGACAGAAGAGGAACAACAAAAATACTACCAATCTAAAGGTATCTTAAACACTAACATTGAAGTGCAAAATGCTGAAAAGTTAGAGTTCATGAGTACCGAAGAAAGAGAAGAGTGTGTATTTTGGGAAAACGTTATAAATGAATGGCAATCATTCAGGAATAAAGAAAACGCAAGAAATAAGAGTGAAGTTGATGAACTATTTATCACAAAGGTGAAGCTAGAACATCCTGAACTTAATATCTCCACAAGTATTCTTTATCGGAAGTTTAAAGCCTTAAAAAACGGAGATCTAGAAGGCTTGATTGATAAACGAGGAAAAGCCAAGAAAGGCTATACAAAAATTGATGAACATGTGTGGCAAGTATTCTTGAGTTTCTTGTTAGACCAAGCAAAGCATCCACTTAGAAAATGCTATCAATATACTCAGCTATATATTCAAGATACAGCACCTGAGTTATATGAGGATATACCAGCTTATTGCACTTTTACAAGGCATGTAAAAGCCGATATACCTGATGCAATACTAACTCTTGGAAGAGATGGAGATAAGGCGTTTGACGATAGATGTGCACCATACATACGAAGAACCTATGACAATATGGATTCAAATGACTATTGGATTGGTGATAACCATACAATCGATGTAATCGTTGGGGATGGCGAAAAAACATTCAGACTATACCTAACAGCCTTTATGGATGCACGTAGTGGAATTATGACATGTATCTATATTACAGATACACCATCATCACAAGCTTCAATTTATTCATTAAGACGAGGCATTAAGAAGTATGGAATACCTAAGAATGTTTACTTAGACAATGGTCGAGAGTTCTTAACGTTTGACTTTGGTGGTTCAGGACACAGAAAGAAGAAAAAGGACGAAGATAAATTCGCTCCTCCACCAATTCTTGAACGATTGGGAATTAATATGGTCAATGCATTAGTTAGAAATGCGAAGGCTAAAATCATAGAAAGAAGATTCTTAGATTTCAAAAACAGTATTTCTAGATTATTTGCAACTTATACAGGCGGAAACGTAGTTGAAAAGCCTGAAATATTAAAAGTTGAACTTAAAAACGGAAATATACCTGATAAAGAAGCGTTTATCAAAGAAATCGAAGAACTGATTGAATATTACTTGAATTATGAGGAGTACAACGGTGCAGTTGTAGCAGATAAAGGTAAAAGAAAGATTGATGTATATCAAGAGAGCCTACATACGAAGATAACTGCAACCGAAGAGCAATTAAATCTCATGATGTTAAGATCCACTAGAGCTCAAAAAGTGACAAGACGTGGCGTTAGTTTGAAGATTGGTGGAACTCAGCTAGATTACTTCAACAATGAACTAATCATGCAGATGCTGAATAAGAAAGTTTATCTAAGATATGATCCTGATGATTTATCCAGTGTTAGGGTTTATGACCTTGATGATAGATTCATTATGGAAGTTGAAGCAGATAATGTCGCTGTACTTGAATATGGAGCAAGTAAAGAAGACGTTAAACAAGCGATGGCTAAAACTAGAGAGCTTAAGAAAATCACTAAGAAAGCAATCAATGATTCAATCATCGCTAACATTGATAGAAACACTGCACTTGAATTGATGTTGAAATCAGCTAAAGACAACAAAGACAGTGATATTTCTAAATCAAGCTACGATTTAGAGGTCTTAAGGTCGGACGAAGATCCAATGTTATACAAAATGCCTGATGTTGATTTAGACAAGATGAATATAAACTCAATTAAGCGACAAGGAGGAGATTATTATGCTTAACGTTGCAGTTAAAGAAAGACTTGAGAACTACATGAAAGAAGCTGGTGTTTCTCAAGCAAAGATTGCGCCATTGATTGGCGTGAGTATGACAGCTCTATCACAGTATAGAGGTGGTAAATACAAGGGTGATGTAACAGCAGTAGAAGCTAAAATTGTTGAATATTTAGACACTATTACTGAACAAGAGGAAATCAAAGAAAAGGTTCAAACATATAAACCGATAGATGATTACATTCCTATTTCTATTAGCGAAGACATTTATAAGATGATTAGATACGCTCAATTAAACGGAGGTATCGCCATTGCCCATGGTGATGCAGGAATTGGTAAAACAAAAGCAGCACAGAAGTATGTAAGAGAAAATCCAACGCAAGCAATCTATATGGAAATGAGTCCTGTAGCTGGAACTCTAGGCAATATGCTTAGACTTCTAGCTAGGACACTTAAAATTCCTGAAAGCAGAAACAAGATGGAGTTGATGCTTGCTATCCGAGATAAATTGGAAGGAACAAACCGAGTGATCATCATTGATGAGGCTCAACATTTGAAGTTATCTGCTCTTGAACAGATAAGAACCCTTGCTGATCCAAACTCAATCACAGGAACAAAGGGTGTTGGAATCGTGTTAATCGGAAACACAGAGGTCTATTCAAAGATGAAAGGTAAACAGGAAGCACAATTCGCTCAGTTATTCTCAAGAATTAAGATGAGCCGATACTATTCAACATCCAGTGTTACCGATGACGATGTAGAAAAACTATTCCCAGTATTAAAACAACAAGGTTTGAATAAAGAATTAAACTTCTTAAAAGGTGTTTGTAAATCAAAATGGGGCATTCGTGGAGCGACCAATGTTTATGAAAACAGCATTAACAATGATGATGTTTCAGTAAATGGATTGTTCGCCATGGCTAGAACATTAGGAATAGAGGTTATTTAAATATGTTAAATACACTGATTGAAATAGTTCATAACATCTGCACTGCCATTGTTGTATATGCAATCTATGTAAGTATTAAAAACAATAAAGAGGAGAAAAGCGAAAGTGAAAAAGATTAGGATTAAAAAAACATTGATTAGCGTTGTTGTTGGAGTGATTTTAGGCGTTTTACTTAGTCAAGTGACTTCTAAATTAAGCATACAAGATTGTTTGTTATTAGCAACCATTCTATTTATCCTTGTGATCGTAACTGCAGCTATTATGGCTGAAGATTTAGAAATAAGAATTAAAAAAGCCTATTTGGAAGGAAAACAAACGCATAATTGCAAATGCACACACACATTAAAAACTGAGGACAAATAAAGTCCTCCTTAATGCAGCCAACGGAGGTCACAAGCCCTCGAAAAATGCAGAGTGAGGAGGTGGTAGGAATGGCAACTAAGAAATATAAACGTATGACTAATCGTGAAAAAGATGAAAGAAAGCGTGTCAAAAAGATTTTACAAGAAGATGGGATTCTTCCACCTGATAAACCTAGACTAAACAGAAAGAAGTTCGCTCAAGAAGTTTATGATGAATGGAAAGATTACTGCTTAGGAGATTGTACGAAACTGAATACATTCATCATTGTCTTAGAAATGATGACGAATTCAGGTCGATATGGAAGCATCAGTAAAGAAGACCTTGGTATTTTAAAACTAAAAAAATGTGCGATGGTGTTGGATCGAAAACTTCAAGAGAACGGTAATAGGATGACTTATGAACAGATTATTGAAGCTCTTGAACCTATATGGAAATTGTGAGGTGATAAATATGGACTATCAGAACATGACCAACGAACAAATTAAAAGAAGAATTGAATGGATTGATAGAGAGTTATTCTATATCGACATGAAAGACAGATGGGATGCTTGCGATTGGAGTTTAGTACACCAGTATGAAAAAGAAAAAAGAGAGCTTCAAGCAATGCTGGAAGCTAGATGCAAGAAAATAGTATGACTGGACAAGAATTCTTTGAAAAAGTAACTAAAAATACTAGATACAAGCACTTATACGAGAACAACATACATTTCAATACGCAAATGCAATATATCAAGTCAAAACCCAAAGTCCTTACATCAACCTTGCTTGGCTCAATCGCATACTTAAGCATGCTTCTTATGTATCAAGATCTAGAAAAAATAAGAGAAAATGACAATGGAATAGGAGTTTAACGTGGATAAAAAAGAGGTTTTAAACAAACTTAAAAAATGCGAAGAGGATTTAAAAAAAACTTCATCGCCAATGAGAAAAAGAGACCTGTTGAAGTACAAAAAAAGACTTCAAAAAGAAATGAACAAATGCAGGAGGATGGAACAATGAAAAGATTGATTCTGATTGTTTCACTAATGCTCACTATCATGGTAACGAATAAGATATATACCTTGACAATCGCTCTAGATAAGAAACCAACAACAATCGAAACACAAATTGTTGATATCAAAGCTAAAGAGTTAAAAACAGAGGTCAGGACATATTACGATGTCCCTCTAGATATGGAGTTTCAAGATTATATTAGAGAAGAGTGCATAAATGCAGGATTAGATATGGAATTAGTTCTTGCGATTATGAAAGTAGAAAGTGATTTCAATTCAGAAGTTATATCAAGCACAGATGACTTCGGACTTATGCAAGTCAATAAAATCAATTTTGAAGAGGTAGAAAGAGAGCTTGGACTAACATATATGCTTGATCCGCACCAAGGCGCTAAGGCTGGCATCTATTTATTAAGCAAGTTGCAATGGTGTGAAAGCGAACATCAAATGCTCATGGCTTATAACATGGGTGTTACAGGTGCTCAAAGGTTATGGAAAGAAGGCATTTATGAAACAAACTACTCTAAGAAAGTATTAAAAGCAAAAGAACTGATAGGAGGTACTCAATATGAAATCACAGTATTTTGTAATCAAGAAGCTGAACGATGAAAAGCGATTTGCCAAGGTTGATGAAGAGCTGACAGTAGAAGAGTTTATGGCTTGCTTTTCTTTGTATGTTAAAGAAGCCTATCCGATTACAGAAGATGAATACAAAAAATGCATTGGGGATAAATAACCCATTGCTCTAATGCAGCCAACGGAGGTCACAAGCCCTCGAATAATGCAGAGTGGAGCATAGGAAAGCAAAGGAGGAAAAACAGATGGAAAACAAACTTTTTAAAAAGATTTCTAGAACTGGTGGAATAACAATTCCTGCACAGGTGAGACATCAGATGAACATTCCAAAAGGTGCAGCAGTAGAAATCGTTCAAACGGAAGACAATAGCCTTCTCATCAAAAAGCATATCCCTACATGCATGTGTTGTGGAACTGCTGACCATGTAAAAGTATTTAATGGTGTGGAACTATGTACGACATGTGCTAGTAAGTTCATTGGAGGTGGCGAACATGGAAATTAGAGAGAAAGTTGATCGCTACGCTGAACTAGATGCACAATTGGCAGGCATCAAAAATGAAATGGATAATCTAAAGGCTAACTTTGAAGAATACGCTGAAAAGGATCTACAGGATACGAAACTAAAAACTGTAGAAATCTACGGAAATAATGGTGCTAAAATCATCGTACAAAATGCAGCAACAGTCAAACCAATTTCATGGGTAGTCATCAAAGAGGTTTTAGGAAAGACTGTTCCTGATTTCATCAAAGAAGAAACAAAGCTCTCATTGACCGATGTTGCCAAAACAATGTTGGCGAATATGTTTAAGGGAGATTATATTGAAGATACATTATCCAATGTTGTCACTCATATGACTGCTGACAAAAAGAAACAAACGCTTCTTATGAAACGTTTAAAAGGTAAATACAAGCAAGACCAAAAGAACATCTTGAAGTACACTGACCTTAGCGAAAAAGAAGCAAGTGACACTGCATTCCTTGTACAGGATGTTATGGCTTATCAAAATATCTTAAGAATTATTGAAGCTTCAGGATTTGATGGAACTGTTGAAGAAGCAGTAGCTAAAATCAAGAGTTCATTGATTGTTGAAGATTCAGTCAAGGTAACGCTAGAAGCGGAATAATGGAAAGGAGCAATCTTATTATGAAAACTGTTGAGAGATGGCAGACCAAAAAAATATATGCTATTGCAAGTGCATTAGGATATGTTGATCGCCAAGATAAAGATAATGACATTTTGCATATGATTATTTTTAGTCAAACATGTAAATATTCAACTAAAGAACTAACGTATCGTGAAGCCAATGAAATCATCGCCTACTTGGAAAAACAACAGAATAATAAGATTGATGAAGTCATGACTGCAGGACAAAAAAAGAAATGCTGGTCATTGATGTATGAACTTCAATCTTTAGATAGAGAGCCCAATACTGCTCCTGTAGGCGAAAGATTGGCAGGTATTATAGAAAGACAGTTCCAAGTAAGATCAACCCCACAACGCATATTTAATCGCCTTTCAAGAGATGATGGAAACAAACTGATTGAGATTTTGAAAAACTATGTTAAAACGGCTGAAAGAAAATGGATGAATTAATGACAGAAAGTGCAGATGTAACGTTGGATGATCTAAATGAAGAACAGTTACAGGTCGTTGAAGTCATTGGTTTAGAAGCCTATAAGCGTTTGATTTACTATTATGCAGGAACAAGCATCTACATTCCTAAGTTCAGTGAAATTGAGCGAAGAAAGCGTAATGAAAAGATACGCATTGAATATGAAAAAAATGGGGATATCAAAGCACTTGCCTTGAAGTATGGTTTATCAGAAATACAGATACGTACAATCATCGGTGATTTGTTTAAAAACAAAAAAACTGATCCATATGAAGGACAAATCACATTGTTTGATTTATAGAAAATTTAAAGAAAGTAGTAAAGTTTAACTATAAAGTAGTTTATTTTACCACTTTCTTTTTTTTATCTAAAATTTCCCTTGTAATAACGAGCAAGGAGGTATAGAAATGGAATATTTTTTAGAATTGGCAATTGGTACAGTCATTACAGTTATCACTTACTTTTTAAAAAAAACAATGGATAAAATCGACAAAACAGAACATAAAGTTCAACAAATTGAAAAAGATTATATTACCGAAATTGCTCACGAAAAGATTATTAAAGAAATAAAGAAAGATATTCAAGACATCAAAACTGACTACACGCCCAAAACTGAATTTAAGGAAGCGGTAAAAGAATTCAGAAATGATTTAAAAGAAGCGCAAAAGCAGTTTTTAACAAAAGAGGATTTTATTCGTGAACAACGAAAAACGGAAAACAAACTAGATGAAATCTATAAATTACTGTTGAAAGAGAGAGGATAGAAATGGCAGATAAAGAAATGTTAAAGAAGCGACTAGAAGCTGCTAACTTTATTAGCAACAATGGTCGTGTGTTAAGAACAATTAACGTTCTTAGATATAAGTATAACGAACTTAAAAGCGTTGAAACAGTGTTAGAAATGGATGGAGTTGAAAAGTGGGAATTTTTAGACTGTATCAACTATCTAACTGAAGAAAAATATATTCGTTTAAGAGATATCGCTACAAAAAATGAAGTATTGGAGCTATCTCAGGATGTCAACTACAGAAACCTTGAAGCTAAACTTACTAGCAAAGGAATAAGACTTTTAGCAAGAAACATTGTAGACGATATGGTCGAGGTATAAGCCTATGGCTAATCGAAAACACAGTAAGATTGACAACTTGCCTGAAGATCTTAAATCTGTAGTTGAAACTATGCTTCAGTCCGATGCAACTTATACGGAAATCGTAGAGTTCCTAAAAGAAAATGAACAATCGGTATCAGTAGCCAGTGTGTGTAGATATGCTCGTTCATTCAATGCCAATATGGAAGCGTTGAAGATGACGCATCAGAATTTCAAGCTGGTAAAAGAAGAATTGGATCGTAATCCTGATCTAGATATGGCAGAAGCGATTATTCGTATCACATCAGGCAACGTGTTTAATCGCTTAGCAAGCACGAAAGAAGAAGACTGGGATGAAGTAGATCTAGCGAAACTGATGAAGGAGTCTAATGCTCTTATTCGTGCGACTGCGTATAAGAAAAGAGTTGAAATCCAAAACCAAGATGTTAAGGATGCAGCGATTGAAGAATTTAAAACATTATTGTTCTCTTCTATGGCGAAGGAAAAACCTGAACTATACAAAGAACTTGTCAAATATTTAAATGCAAAGAAAACAGAAGAAATGGAGGGATAGATATGTGGTGCGTGATACAAGTGAAAGGAAGCCAAGAACTTCAAATACAGAAGCAATTGGAGTCAGCTGGGTATCAATCCCTTGTTCCAAGAGAAAGTCGCTTGATTCGTTCAGGAGGCGCTTGGATTCAAAGAGAATACATATTATTCCCTAACTATGTTTTTGTAGAGACCGACTTCGAAGCAGAAGACTTCTACAAGATAAAAGGTATTAATGGTGTGCAACGTTTCTTGGGGAACAAAAGTTCCCCCTCCTCTCTTACTTTCCTAGAAGAAGAGTGGGTAAAAATTTTAAACAACGATGGACATCCATTAGAGCCGACTGAGGTAACGATAGATGAAGATGGAAATGTCATCATTTTAAAAGGTATCCTTTTAAAATTTAAAAGCAGAATTAAAAGTTTTAATAAAAGACAAAGAAAAGCAACATTTGAAATTACTGTATGTAATGAAATTAAAGAAATCACGTTGAGTTTGAATGTGATTGACACTACAAAGCCAACAGAAACAAACGGTTGATTCGTCCTGTACGTGGAAATTGGTGGTTAAATAGCATGAACTATCCTAGAAAATAAAATTTCTCGGATGGCGAAGCATACCCTAATGTTCATAAAGGGCGCATTACCTTTTAATTCGCACAAAACCCCCTTTAAAAAACGAATTAGACACAAAGTGGAGTAATTGTGGGGTGACAACATAAATAACGCTTAAAATCGCTTTATAGCGGTTTTTTTATAAGACGAAAGGAGCTGATAGAATGGGAAGACTCAAAAAAAGAAGTTTAGAAATGCTTTTGGAAGGAATTTTGGAAGCTGAAAATCAAATAGCCGATAGTGAAGCATATGATACGCAAGAATATACAGCCTATTTGAATGACCTTTTAAAAGAGTTTTTAAAAAAGGACAACAACCTTTTAAGAAAACAACTTCTTGATGATTTTGAAAGAGGTGCTCCTCTTACTGGCAAGAATGGAATACGAAAAAAATTGGCTTCGTTTGATATGGAATTTTTTGGAAGAGCCTACCTCCCTCATTACTTTGTCAGAAAGTCTCCCCACTTTCATGAAGAGCTCGACAACATTTGGAAGCATGGTGTTATGAAGGATGAAGTCCCACTTTCAAAAAGAGTTCAAAAGAAGATAAGCAGAATGGAAGGTTGTAAAAGAGCGATAGCAGCACCTCGTGGTCATGCAAAATCAACCAACCTTACATTCAAAGGTTCACTTCATGCAGCGCTATATGAGTATAAGCACTACATCATTATCTTGTCCGATAGTTCAGAACAGGCTGAAAGTTTCTTAGATTCTATTAAAACCGAGATGGAAGAAAATGAGCATATCGTCGAAGATTTTGGAAAACTAGATGGCAAGGTATGGCGTTCTAACGTTTTATTAACCAAGACAAACATCAAAATCGAAGCTATTGGTTCAGGCAAAAAGATTCGTGGTAGAAAACATAAGAATTGGAGACCTGATTTATTGGTTCTTGATGATATTGAGAATGATGAAAATGTAAGAACAATTGACCAGCGAAAGAAACTATCCGACTGGTTTTATAAGGCAGTATCGAAAGCTGGCGATGATTACACCGATATCATTTACATCGGAACAATGCTTCATTATGATTCATTGCTTGCCAATGTCTTAAAAAATCCAAGCTATAAAAGTATTAAATATCAAGCAGTCCTTTCTTTTTCCACTGCAGTTAATCTATGGGATGAATGGGAAAAGATATATACCGACCTTGATGAACCTGAACACGAAGCTGAAGCGTTGAAGTTTTTTGAACAACATAAAAAAGAAATGCTGGAAGGCACAAAAGTGTTATGGGAAGACAAACTTTCCTATTACAACCTTATGTGTATCAAAGTATCTGAAGGCGATGCATCGTTCAATTCAGAATTACAGAATGAACCAATCAGCCCTGATGACTGCTTATTCCAAGAAGAATGGTTTGATTACTACAACGAATATGAAATGAACTTCAATTCAAAGGATTTTGAGTTCTATGGAGCAGTAGATCCATCGCTTGGTAAGAATAAGAAATCAGACTATTCAGCCATTATCACTATCGCTAAACAAAAGGCAACTGGATATATGTATGTCCTTGATGCCGATGTAATGCGTAGACATCCTGATCGCATCATTAACGATGTGCTTGAAAAAGAAAGATGGCTTAGAAAGACTTACGGCATAGGTTATAAAAAACTTGGATGCGAAACTGTACAGTTCCAATGGTTCTTAAAAGAGGAAATTTCCAAGGCTTCTGCCAAAGCTGGTCTTTACTTGCCGATTGAAGAAATTAATTCAACTGGTGACAAGGTGCTGCGTATTCAATCGTTGCAACCTGATATCAAGAATAAATACATCAAGTTCAATCGTAGACACAAATTGCTTTTAGAACAGCTTAAGCATTTCCCTATGGCAAGTCATGATGATGCGCCTGATGCATTAGAAATGGCACGAACGATTGCTAAAAAAGGAAAGAGATTCAGAATATTAGACCGTTCGCTTTTTGGAGGATAGGAGGTAAAAAATGGCAGTAATTTATATGGATAAAGAGAGTTTTAACTCTTTGGATGAAAATGATATCAAAAGGATCTATATGGAAAATCGATATTTAAACAGTACATATAGAACTCTTGATAACTACTATGCTGGGAAGCATAAAATCGTGTACAAGCAAAAATATAACGCAAACGATCCCAATAATAAGATTGTCAACAACATGTGTAAGTACATAACCGATAGCATGGTTGGTTATTTTGTTGGAGATCCTATCAAATACAACTCACAGAATGATGAGTATATGGAAAAGATACAGAATGTACTTGAATACAACGATGAGCAGGATGAAAACACAGAAATCGCTAAAAAGACATCCATTCATGGCGATTGTTTTGAAATTCTATATATAGACGAAGATGCCAACATTCGTTTTGCGAAAGTTCCAGCAAACGAAGGTATCTTGATTCGTGATTCAGGTGGCGAAGATAACTATTTAGGTTTTATTCGCATAATTCGTTCATATACCAAGCGAAAGGTCGAAATATTGAAATTGGAATTCAGTACAAGTGAAAGCACTTGGTATTTTGAGTCAAGAGCTGGTGGAAGTCTTCAATTGATAAACATTATTGATCATTATTGGAACGATGTTCCTGTTGTTGAATATGTAAACAACGAAGAGCGTATTGGTGACTTTGAAGGAATTATTAGTATTATCGACGCCTATAACACTGTTCAATCGAATACTGCAAACTTATTCCAGTACAACGATGAGGCATTGATGAAGATTTCTAAACTTGGCGATGTAACAACAACCGACATTCAAGAAATGCGTAAAAAAGGAGCAATCATTCTTGACGATGGTGGCGATGTATCTTGGATGTTGAAAGAGATCAATGATACAGCTTTAGAAAACTATAAGAACCGACTGGTAAGCGATATGCATTTGTTTAGTTCAGTTCCGAATATGACAGATAATGCTTTTTCAGGAAATCTTTCAGGTGTGGCTATTTCTTACAAGATGTGGTCAATGGATCAAGTTATAGCCATCAAAGAAAGAAAATTCAAAAAATCGCTTCAAAGAAGGATTGAACTGATTACCAATATCTTGAATTTATTCGGTGGCAATTATGATTATCGAGATATCAACATCGTATTCAATCGAAATCGACCTCAAAACAAGCTAGAGAACGCTCAAATTGCTCAAATGATATCACCATTTATTTCACATCAGACACTTCTTTCTAAATTGGATGATATTGAAAATGTTCAAGAAGAATTAGAAAACATCAAAGAAGAAAACAAAGACGAAGAAGTCAAGCAAGGTGTTTATCAAAATCTAGCTAAGGCTTTTGAGTTAAATGAGGATGAATTGGATGAATAAGAATGAAAAAGAAAAACAGCTAGCAATTGCCAAAGAGTGTCTTTTGGATGAGCTTAAAGAAATAGATGACATTGTAGATGATTTGCTGGATGTCTATGATGAAGCAGCAAAACGGTTAAAAGCAGATATTCAACAATCCTTGATTCGTTTTGCAGAAAACAACGAAATATCTATTGAGGAAGCAAAAGGACTTCTAAGCAGCAAGGAATTTTCTAAATGGAAAAAAGGCATTAAAGAATACATTGAACAAATAGAAAAAGAAGCCGATGGAACAAAAATGTTATTGGAATTAAATACTTTGTCAGCCAAGACCAGCATTTCAAGAAAGGAAGAACTACTTTCACAGATTGATAAAGAAATGATGACTTTAGCTAACAAAACTACTAAAAGCATTAAAAAGCATCTTGGCATTGTACTTGTCAATAACTATTATCGTGGTTTCTATTCTGTTCAAAAAACAGTCGGCTTGGGATTTAATGTGGCAAGATTTAATCCTGATCTAGTTAAAAGTGTTCTTGAATACCCATGGTCAACGAAAGTGTATTCCAAAACCATTTGGGACAACATTGACAAATTGACCGAAACCTTAAGAAAAGAACTGGCAACAGGATTTGTGGATGGAAGTTCTATTCAAAAGATGACAAAGCGAATTGATGATGTTCTTGGTAAAGGCAAGTATGTAACAGAGCGTGTTGTAAGGACGGAAGCGAAGTATTTTGCTCAACAAGCGCAGTTGATGTCATATAAAAAAATGAAAATAGATGAATATATGTATCGAGGTGCTGGATGTCCGAAATGCATACCATTGAATGGTCAAAAATTCAAAATCGAAGATGCAATAGTCGGTGTCAATTGTCCACCAATGCATCCGAATTGCAAATGCCGAGTAATCGCAGTCCATTCAATGAGTATTTTTGATTTAGAAAGAAATGTCGTTCCATTGGATAAGAATATCAACTATCAAAAATGGAAAGAAAGATTTGTTAAAAATGGTAATAAAGCGAAATAAGGCTTTGTTATAGATGAGTGGTTAAAGGAGGATAACGAAATGGAAAAAGCTCAAGAAACAAAACAAGAAGAAACAAAGTTAAAAACAATTGGCGAAAAAATCAAAGAAGTTGTTTTTGGCAAAAAGAGCGATGAAGAGACATCGCAATCAGAAGTTGTAGAAACAACAGTTGAAACAGAACCAACTGCTGAAGAGCCAAAGGCAGATGAAGTTCAAGAAGACGTTTTATCAAATGGAGATATGGATGCAGCCATTGAAAAAGCGAAAGCAGAAGCTATTGAAGAATATAAAAAAGCAGAAGCTGAAAAAGAAAGAAAAGCATCCTTGACACCTGAAGAGTTAAAAGCAGAAGAAGATGCTGAAAAAGACAAGAAGATTCAGGCGTTGGAACATGAAATCATGGTCAACAACTCTAAAAACGATGCAATTAAAAAATTAGATGAAGCTGGGTTGCCAGTTAAATTGGCAGATATTATTAACTATTCTACAAAAGAATCTGCTGAAGCATCGTTAGAACACATTATTAAAACTTATAGTGAGTGTCTTGAAAATGGAATTAAAGAGAAGTTAAAAGGAAAGACACCTGAAGGGTTGCGTTCAAATACTGCAATCAATAATCTGCAAGATAAACAAAATTCAATGAGAAAATATATGGGTATTAAGTAATAGGAGGAAAGAAAAAATGGAAAATGTAATTGATTATGCTACTTTATTTGCCCCTTTAATGGATGAACTTTACAAACAAGAGGCGAAAACTGCCATTCTCGAAGGTGATGAAACAACAGTTAAGAAAGGTGCTCATGGAGAAATCAAGGTTGCAAAAATTGATATGGATGCACTTGGTGATTATGATCGTAAATCAGGATATACAAAAGGTGGCACAAAATTCTCTTGGGAAACAGTCAAATATGACAAAGAACGTTCTCAATCTTTGAATATTGACCGATTGGATAATGATGAAGCGTTAGAAATACCAGCAGCAAAACTATTGAGCGAATTCATTCGTACAAAAGTTATTCCTGAAACGGATGCAGCACGTATTGCTAAAATCTGTGGAACTAGTGGTATCACAGTAAAAGAAGAAAAATTAGCTGATGGTGCAGCGGTTGTAAAAGCATTAAGAGCATCATCTGATAAATTGGACAACGATGAAGTGCCTGAAGAATCACGTATACTATTCATTGTCGGTTCTTACCTTTCAATGGTTGAAGATATGGATACAACAAAATCTAAAAAAATTTTAGATAAATTCTCAACAATCATTAAAATGCCACAATCTAGAATGTACACTCAAATTACATTAGCAACTGGTGAAACTGAATATGGTTATAAGAAAACACCAACAACTGGTAAAAATGTTAACTTTGTTGTTGTTGAAAAATCAGCTGCAGTATCAGCAATGGAGCAATGGATTAAGTATTTCACACCTGATCAAAACCAAAATGGCGATTCTCATAAATGGGATTATCGAAACAATAACTTATATGCACATGTTTATGAAAATAAATTAGCTGGAGTTTATTGCTCACACGATACTGAATAGGAGGACAAAACATGGAAACAAAAGGAACAGTGATTGGTTTAGGTACTAAAAAACCGACAAGCGAATTAGAAGAACTAAAAAAAGAACTTTCTAAAAAAGATAGTGAAATCAAAAAACTATCAGAAGAAAATACTTCTTTGAAAAAGAATATTGATGAACTTGAAAAAGGAGGCTCTACAGATGGAACAAATGGCAAGGATACTGAAGGAGGTTCTGGAGCATCCAAAGGTAAGAAATCTTAGTGATGAACAAAAAGAACAGTTAGAACCGATTATCACACGATATGCAAGACGTGCTAAATTAAAGATTTTAGCACATTGCAATCGTGATGATTTACCTGAAGCGCTGGAATCAGTGGTAGCAGAAATTACTGAAGAAATGCTGATGGCTGACAAAGTTATCGCTACCGATAACAAGGAAGTTGCCAGCGTAAGCCGAGGTGATACAAGCATTACCTACAAAGATCCTGCTTCAGCCTATAACAATGCAATTGACTTTATGAAAGATTATTCATGTCAATTAGTCCACTTTAAAAGAATGAGGCTTCCAAGAGATCCTAATGATGAGCGAAGCTGAAATTCTAGCATTAACTTATTACGATAAAATGAGCGTTTATCGACCTTTTAAAGACACTTTACCAACTGGCGAAAGTGTCTTTTATAAAGGTCTAGATGGCAAGAAAATATATGATGATATACCATGCGCTTTGTCTAGCTTTTCTAATGGCAAGTCAAACAAGAATGATGTAAACGTGAAAATCGAAAGTGACTATAAGTTATTTTATGATCCAAAAATCAAAGTCGAAAAGAATGACACGATTGTTTGCACACACGAAGGCACACGCTATGTATTGGTGGCTGGAAAGCAATATACCCTACCAAGTCATGCAGAACTTCCAGTCTTGGAGGAAAAGAACACAGCATGAGTCAAACGGATATTGTTATTGAAGGTTTGGATGAATTTGAAAAGAAGCTTGCAAAGATTATTTCACATGATTATCCACGTGAGTTTGAAAAGATGGTCATTCAAATTGCAACGGATCTTCAAATTGCTACTGCAGATGCTACTCCAGTTGATACGAGCAGGCTTCAAGAAAATTGGTTTGTCGGAGACCTGGTCAAACGAGGAAATGACTATTACATCGAGGTATATAACAATGTTGAGTATGCCGAACCTGTCGAGTATGGACATAGAACAAAAAACGGTGGTTTTGTTGAAGGAGCTCATATGATGGAAATATCAGTAGAACTTTTAAAAATACAGTTACCTTCCTTTTTAAGAGACTGGTTGAGTGATTTCATAAATAATCATGATCTAAATGATTAAGATTACAGAAATTAAAACGACCATAACCAGCCTTTTGAAAAAAACGGAAGATATTGATGTGTTTTTTACAAATGTCAGCAAAACGGATTCGAATGTTGAAGAAAACCGAATTTATAAGTATTTCTATGTTTCTTTGATTCCAATTAGTACAGCGCTATTTGGAAAGTATTTGAGAGATAGAGCGTTGTTTGTGGATGTCGCTTATATCAATGACGAAGCAGATAACAATACTTTCTGTAATTGGATGGAAACAATGGATCAAAACTTTTTACCTTATGTTCAAATCGGCAAACGCTCAATCACAATAGAAAACAGTTCTTTTAAAATCGTGGACAATATAGGACATTACACTTTCACATTAAAGTTTAGAGATGTGATTGATTATAAAGAGCAAGGTGTGCTTGCAGAAAATCTAAACATTAACTTTGTACAGGAGGATTAAATTTTATGAATTTACCACAAATTGTAATTGAGTTTAAAAGCAAAGCTCAATCTATCATTCAACGAAGCGAACGTGGAGTTGTTGCAGTTATTCTAAAAGACAACACAGAAGGTGCGAGTCCATTTAGTATTTATAAAAGTTTGAGTGATGTAGATTTTGAAAAGATGAGCGAGAAAAACTATCGCTATTTGAAATTGATTTTTGACGGTGCGCCATACAAAGTCATGGTCGCAGTTGTTTCTGAAGATGAAAATAACTACAGTGGTGCGTTAAAAATCTTAGAAAACTATAAATGGAACTATCTAGTTGTCCCATCAGCGGATGTAGAAAGCACTCCAGTTATTAGTTCATGGATCAAAGAGCAAAGAACCAATAACAAGAAAACATTTAAAGCAGTGCTTGCTAATCATGCTGCAGATTGCGAAGGGATTATTAATTTCACAACTGAGAATATCGTTTCAACCATTACAGGTAGTGAAGTGAAGCTAACGGCTGCTGAATATTGTGCTCGTATTGCTGGGATCGTTGCAGGATTAAGTTTGTCTCGCAGTTTAACATACTATGTTCTAACAGATATTATCTCAGCCGATATTCCTAGCAATCCTGAAGAATTAGTCAATAAAGGCGAATTGGTTATTTTATTCGATGGAGAAAAATACAAAATCGCAAGAGGTATCAATAGTTATACTTCAGGAAACAATGAAGACCTTAAAAAAATTAAAGTTATCGAAGGCAAAGATACAGTCTATCAAGACATCAAGACTACTTTTGAAGAAAAGTATATCGGTAAGGTTATTAATGATTATGACAATAAACAAAACCTCGTAGCAGCGATTATCACATACTTCAAAAGCATTGAAGGAGATGTCTTGGATCGTACTTACGATAACAGTTGTGCAATTTCACTTGAAGACCAACGCAGTTATTTAGAAAGCCAAGGCGAAGATACGGAAGCTATGAGTGATGTTGAAATCTTACAAGCCAATACAGGAAGTATGGTTTTCTTGACTGCAGCAATTAAGTTTGTTGATGCAATGGAAGATTTAAAAATGGAAATCAGTATGTAGGAATAGGAGGATACAACAATGAGTATAAGAGGAAACAAAGTCCTTTCAGGTACATGGGGCGAAATTTGGGTAGATGGTGTTCCAATTATCGAATTTAAGAAAGTTGAAGCGAAAGTATCAACCAATCGTGAAGATGTTCAGATTGGTATTGATGTCGATAGCAAAATGACAGGCATCAAAGGAGAAATCACAATCACAATTAACAAAACATACAGTAATTACAATGACGTTATGAAGAATTATGTTCGAGGTAAGGATGTACGTTCTCAAGTAATCGCAAAGCTTGCAGATCCTGATGCAGTGAATGCTCAACAAGAACGTTGGTCATTCGATAATGTATGGTGGAATGATATTCCGTTATTCGTTGCTGAAAAAGGCGCACTTATTGAAGAGGAATTAACTGGAGGCTTTACACCTAGCGATGCAGTTAACTTAGATACAATCAAACGATAGGAGGAATTTACATGGAAAAGAAATCAACACTAGAAATATTCGCTGCGAAAGCTTCAGCAGCTATGAAAAGAAAAAGATCATTCGTGCAATACACTTTAAGCTTCCCTTCTTTTGAAAAGTTAGAAGATGAAAATGGCGAAGGACAACCATTGGAAATTAAATTCAGAACATTATCTGATGCAGAAATCAATGATTGCTTGGCATATGAAAGCGATGATCCAAACGGAGCAGATAAATATGCTATGTATATTGCTTCGGTTGAACCATCATTAAAACAATTAGGTCAAGCCTTAAAAGAAACTGGTGAGATTGTTCATCCTATGGAAGTGATGGAAATGTTTGAACGTCACGAAATCACAGAAGCTGCCATGATCATCATGGAAAAATCAGGCGTACTAAGTAAAAACAAAGTTACAGTCGTTGATAAAGGATTAGAAAACTTAAAAAACTAATTCGAACTAATGGTGATTTTAATCTGCTACATCATTATGTTCAATTGGGATGGAAAATAGAGGAGTTTGTAGAATTGCCGAATTACTACAAACTTTTTTATAAAGCTTCTATGGATGTCGCAATAGAAGAAATGCAAAAAGCATCGCAGATTAAGATTGGAGGTGGCAAGAATGGCAATCGTTGAGAAGATTAAGATTTCTGATGAAGGTATAGGAACTCTTAAAAAGTTAAGAGATGAACATAAAACCTTTAAGGACGAAGTCAAATCAACAAGAGATGAGTTGAAAAAAGCGTGGGATCATAAATATAAGCCAGCTATTGAGACAACATCAGCCATGAAATCAATTCGAGCCATGCAATCCAAAGCAAATGAATTTAAGAACAACTTAAAAGCAAGATTTCATTTAGAAGATAACGCAGCTTTAATCAAATTAAATAGTATTTATAAAAGGCTTTTAAAACTATCAACAATGACAGTTGCACCGATTGTTAAAATTAGAGATCATGCATTATCCAAACTGAAATCTACAATCAAATTGTTTAATGATCTAAAAAATAAAGTAGTTTCCCCTATCGTCAAGATTAAGGACAATTTCACTTCAAAGGCTAAGAAAATCAAAGCAGAAACTAAGTGGCTTTCAAAAACAGTTGCAAGACCAGTAGTATTTTTGAAGGACATGATAACCAGCAAGTTATCTCCGATTAAGATTGCCTTGAAAACGATAACCAAAAAAGCGTATAAGGCAACGATAACAGCAGTCAATAAAACAGCTAGTGGTATATCTTCTGCTATGAAGGGCTTGGCTAAAATAGGAAAGAAATTAGTCATACCTGTAACAGTAGCAGCGACAGTCACCACTGCTGCACTTGGTGCTGCAGTCAAATCAGGAATGGCTTTAGAAAATCAACAAGTCAGTATTGAACACTTTATCGGTGCTACCAATAAAGATTATGGTGAAGCACAGATAAAAGAAGCTGCAAAAACATTTACTGAGCAGTTAAGACAAAATGCCAATGCAACACCATTTGAAACTGGCGAAGTCATTCAAGCAGGAAGTCGTGCAATAGCGATTACGCAAGGAAACACGAAGTCAGCGATGTCCTTGGTTCGATTGGCAGAAGACATGGCAGCTGCTTCAGGTGGTACGAAATCAATCAGTGATGCCATGGAAGCCTTAGCTGATGCGAAACTTGGAGAAATGGAGCGTTTAAAGGAATTTGGCTTTAAAGTATCAGCCGATGAATTTAAACAAAAAGGATTTGAAGGTATTTCCAAAGATTTAGAAAACTTCTATGGTGGCGCTGCATCCAAACTGGCTTCAACTGGTTCAGGGTTATTATCTACAATTACTGGTAAGTTAAAGTCAGGAATGGCTGATTTTGGATTAAATATTGTAGAACAACTAAAACCAGTCTTTACAAACATTATCGGCTTGATTGATAAAGCGATGCCTTACATTCAAGAGTTCGGTGTAACGTTTGGTGAAGGACTTGGAAAAGGAATTCAATACATATCATCAATCATGCCATCGTTTATCAATGGTTTCAAAATGATGATGCCTGCAATCCAATCAATTATTTCAGGAGTTCAGCAGATGTTGCCACCGATCATGGCTTTTGGTGGAACTATCGTTACTACGATACAAAACGTAGTAGTCAAGGCAACACCGATAATTGATCAGATTATTCAAGCGATTGCTCGTATCTTACCTGCAGTTCAACCGATTTTTTCTACTATCGTTACAACAATTGGAAATATAGTCACAACTGTATTGCCTCCACTTGGGAATGCTTTTTCAATGATTGCAGATGTTATCGTAGCGATAGCTCCTATTATTTCAGATACCTTCTCAGCAATCAGTGAAGTTGTAACGAATGCAATATCAGGTATTAGTACGGTGATTCAAGGTGGACTTGATCTAATCAGTGCCATTTGGTCAGGAAGTTGGCAAGGAGTCGTAGATGCCTTTGGCTCAATCTTTGGTGGCATCGCTGAAATTTGCAAAGCTCCTATTAATGCAGTCATTGCGATTATCAATGGAGCGATTAGGGCAATCAACAGTATTTCAGTTGATATCCCTGACTGGGTTCCAGTTGTTGGTGGTCAACACTGGGGATTAAACTTAGGACAAATCCCATACCTTGCCAAGGGTGGTGTTGTCGATGAGGCAACAACAGCAGTCATTGGTGAAGCTGGTAAAGAAGCGGTTATGCCTCTTGAACGAAATACAGGTTGGATTGGTCAGTTAGCAGGACAGATTATGAGTAGGATGGCTGGATTCAGTATCCAATTGCCTACTGTAAGTAAAGATATACCGATGACCAATGGAAACACTATGTCTCCAGCTTCTAGTGGAAAGACTTTATCAGTAGTTATCACGATTGCAAAACTTGCAGAAAGTATCGTAGTCAAGGAAAAACAAGATATTGATGACATTACTGAAGAAGTGGCTGATAAGATTTTAGAAGTTGTTGAGAATTTATAGGAAGGAGATTTGCATGAAAAGAAGAATAATTGAATTGAATGTGAATAACCGACAGGAATTTTTAAAGCTATCAGTAAATCCAGCTTCTATTGTTTTTACCGATATGCAAAATAACCAACAAATTAATTTGTTGGAAGTGGGAACTGCACTTCTTTTAGGGAACAGAGGCTTGATAACGACAACGCTTGAGAGCTTCTTCCCTTCTGAAAGTTCGCCTTTTTATAAAAGATATGGAGGGGTTAGGACACCACAGGAGTGCAAGGATCTTATTAAAAAATGGAAAGATAAAAATATGATTGTTCGCTTGATCATATCAGATATGGATATCAATCTAGCCATGGCAATCAATAACTTCACGACAACACATCGTGAAGGAGATGATGATATTTATTACAGCATTGAGTTAGTTGAATATAAAACTTTAAACGTGCCAACAGTTAAGGTTTCGACCAAAGTGAAAAGTTCTATTCAAAGAAGACCTGCCCCAACCGCTCCCTCAAAGGCTAAACCATCAGGTGGCTCATCTGCAGGAAGATCATACACTATCAAAAGTGGTGATACTTTATGGGCGATTGCTACAAGATACTATGGTAATGGTGCTCAATATTCAAAGATATATAACGCTAACAAAGGAACTATAGAGTCTGTAGCCAAAAGTCGAGGGTTTGGAAGCTCACAAAACGGACACTGGATTTTCCCAGGTACGAGCATAACGATTCCATAATGCAATTATTAACAGGTGGAAAAGATATCATTGAGCTTGTAAGGGAGATAACATGGTCAGGCGATACGAAAGAAGTATCTAGAAAACTCAATTTTGTAATTTATCAAAACGACATAGATAAGTTAATGCCAGCAGTTTCTATCAATGAAGGAGATGACATCATTTTTAAAGACGATACAGGAAAAGCTATCTTTGGTGGAGTCATTCATAAAAAAGATAGAAAAGCAGCAGAAAAGAGTTTCACTTTTCTAGCATATGATCTACTGTTCTATGTCAACAAATCAGAAATATCCAAGATATTCAATTCAACTCCTGAAGCAATTACAAGATCGATTTGTAATGATCTAAATATTCCAGTCGGAAGTCTAGCTTCAACCAATGTTAAGGTTTATTATCCTTGTCTTGGCAAATCAGCTTATGAAGCCATAATGATTGCTTATACGCAAGCAGGCTATCAAACTGGAAATGTTTATATTCCTGTCATGAAAGATATAAACAAATTGAATATCATCCAAAAAGGTCAGTATTCAAATGTTGTTTTAGAAGGCACGTATAACCTTGAAGACAGCACTTATTCAGTGACTTCTGAAAATGTAGTTAATCAAGTTGTGATTACCGATAAGGAAGGAAATGCCATCAGGACATTAGAAGATATTGATTCTATGAATAAGTACGGAACAATTCAAAAGGTTTATAAAACACAAGATGGGAAAGATTCCAACACTGAGGCAAAAGCGCTCATGCATGGGATTGATAAAAACGGTTCTGTTCTAGCTTTAGGTGATGTTCGTGCGATATCAGGATATTCAGTAGCTGTACAGGAAAGCAAGTCTGGACTGTATGGTCTTTTTTATATTGAAAGTGATTCTCATACATTTATGGATGGGAAACACGAAATGTCACTCACATTAGCATTTGAAAATATGATGGATGAAAAGGAACTTCCTACATCCTAGAAAGGAGCACCTATGAAAAAAACAGATAGAAAAATAGTGGATTTAGTGAATGCACTAAAAAGTAAATGTCAAAATAGCAACAATCTTTATGTTGCTAAAGTAGTCAGTACAAGTCCATTCAAACTAAAGCTGTATGATCAAACGATTACTGAACATATTTATGTCAATAACTCATTTCTAAAGACATCATCAAAAGCGATAGATTCCAATATTACTTGGGATGAAAATCACGATTATGTTCCTAGCAGTTTACTTAGCTTTACAAGAAAGATGTTTAAAGCTGACCTATTAAGTGCTGGCGATACTGTTATCGTTCTTTTAGATGGTGTTTCCTTTTATGTATTGGAAAGAGTCACGAAGGTCGCATGAGCAATTCAATCTTTCCTTTTATTGATACAAGCAAGTACGAAGATGTTATTGAGAGTGATAAATTAGAAGAATTATGCGAGTATGCGTTTGATTTCAAGAATGACTGCCTTTTAACAAACAGTGCAGGACAAAACTATTATGTATATCGAAATGAGGCTTTGAAAGTTTGGATATATAAGGCATTAATGACTCCACGCTATCAGCATCTAGCCTATACGGAAGATTATGGAAATGAGATGTTTTCTATGATTTCTCAAGCGATAGACCAAGAAGTCATGCTTCTTGAATTAAAGAGATACATTACAGAAGCATTGATGTATAACCCTTATATTCAGGAATTAAATAGTTTTGAATTTGAAGTCAAAGGCTCGGAAGTATTGATTCGATTTACTGTAATTTCTATATATGGACAAATGCAGTATGAACAGATAATGAAAGAAGGTGTTGGATAATGGAAAGAGATTATCAAGAAGTGATAGATGCTATGAGTAATGGCGAATACACTGCTGAAGAAATCAAAAGTCGTATTAGATCATACTTGAATAATCCAGCATCTAAAATCGAAGGTTCATTTGCTATGGATAGCATACAGGCAGTAGCTCAAGAAATGGCAAGAGCTATCAATATGCGAATTATTGATTTCATTGATATGGCAATGCTAGACACAGCAGTATATGAATTTTTAGATCGAAAAGGATTAGATTATGGATTGGCAAGAAATCCAGCAACTGCTTCTAGTGGTTATGTTAAATTCACTGGAGTGCAAGGAACGATTATTCCAAAAGGAACAACCCTTTTGTCGGACACCCACACGTTTACAACTGATTTTGAAGCAATCATCTCTTCTTCAGGAACAGTTAGTGTGAGAGCGACATGTACAGAACTCGGAATTGCTGGAAACGTTCTAGCAGGTGCGATTACTGGAATTAGGGCTACCGAAGGAATTGATGGTGTAAAAGTAACCAACGAAGAGCCTTTTGAAGGTGGAACTGAAGAAGAAACGGATGATTCTTACCGTAAAAGAATTTATGAAAAGATACAAATGCCGATTGCTTCAGGAAATGCCAATTCTTATATATATTGGGCGAAGCAGGTTTCAGGTGTCGGTAACGCTCGATGTATCCCTTTATGGAATGGAGCTGGAACTGTTAAGGTTGTAATTTTATCTTCAGATGGGACTGCTCCTGATGATACTGTTATAAAAAATGTTGCTGACTATATTGAAACACAAAGACCAATAGGTGCTAAAGTAACAGTTTCAAAAGCTGAAGCAAAAGAAATTGTTATAGAAGGTACAATTAAAGTTTCAGCAGGTCATAGGCTTGCTGATGTTCAAACGGAAGCCAATCGTATTATTCGTGAATATCTAACAGGAATTGCTTATGAGGAAGAAAGCAAGGTTTTATCTTATTTCAAGATAAGTGACTTGATATTTAATGTTGAAGGTATTTCAGATGTCTTGGATTATACGGTTAATGGTAAAAAACAATCCATCATGGCAGAGGCTGCAGAATTTTTTTCTCTATCGGAGATAACGCTTCATGAGAATTGATTCAGTTAATTATCTTCCTCAATTTATACTTGATATTCCTGAGATGAAAGAACTTCTATATGCTGAGCAAAAAGGATTAGATGAGTTCTTTGACTACATTGAATTGATGCGTAATCAGACATCAATCAGTACAGCGAGTATTTATCTTTCAAGATACGAGAAAATGTTTGGACTTAATATTAGTCCTGCACTTACTGATTCGGAAAGAATAGGAAGAATTCTAGCAAAACTAAATACAAGAACCAATTCAACTGTAGATGCCATCAAAACAGTTGTTTCATCTATTACAGGATGTGATACAGAGATAGAAGAATACTATGATAAGTATGCTTTTATGATTGATGTTTTAAGAGATAATGACCAGTTAATCAATATCGAAGACATCAAAGCAGCAGTAGAAATCATTAAACCAGCACACCTTGCATTTACAGTTATGATGTGTTGGAAATGGACAATTGGAATTAAAGTCAATTCGTTCATTTACAAAGTAGCTCATGATGTATGTGGTGGTCTTGGCAATGATTATGACTATTGTGGAGAAACACCTGATTTAAGCTATTTAGGAAAGATAGAAGGAACTGGAATAAAAGTAGAAGTAAGAAAAGAAAATCATTCATTTCCTTATGTTTTCACTGGTCAATATCCAGTTATTTCAACTTTAGGAAGTATAAAGGATGGAGATATAAAAGTTAGTGCAGTGCATGAAACACATGGATATGATTATGATTTCACATCTTTTGAAGCAGGTGTAGTCCCTCATATATCAATGCTAGGCGCTGATAAGCAAGAGAACGGACAAATAAACGTGGAAACAGAAAACTACGCCACACCGCTTTTATTTGCCCAAGAAGATGGCGATTTTTGTGGCGAAGATTAATTAGGAGGTATAAATATGCCGTTTAGTATAAAAGCATTTAAAGGCTTGGTATCTCATACGCACAGAGAAATTGTTTCAGCAAAGTATAAAATCAAAAATACTTATTATGAGGCAACGATTAACAGTATTGAAGAGAAAGAATCGGAGTTGGTATTGCATTTGCAATTAAATCCTTCAATCACTCAAGAAGTAACTGTATCTGAAATTGCCTTATTTGATACATCGGGTGATTTATTTTATAAAAAAGCTGAAAACATTAAATTCAATCCTTTAAATGAAGGAATTATTGTAAAGATAACGATTAATTTTATGGAGGTAAGCTAGTATGGGGTTATTGTATAAAGCAACGAAATGGCTTGATCATGTTACGCAATATCCAATGCGTAGACGTATTACGAATAATGATGATGGAACAAGTGATGTAGTTCGTGCAGAAGGTGAAATCATTCAACAAGGAACACCGAGAAACGCTAAGAATTATAATAATATGGAAGAAGGCATTCTTGCTAATCAGATTCTTGCTTTGTGTTTACAACAAGAAATGGTTCAACTAAAAAGGTCAGCTGCAGAAAATCATGGTGAGTTTGGAGTGGTAAACATTAAGAATACGAATAAGTATCCTTTTTCATCTGCTTCAATAACAATACCAATAAAAGAAAAAAGATCTAATTTTGATTATGTGGTTCAAATCGAAGTGGCAGAAACGGACGGGAACATTGAAAGTATTGAAGTTTTTGATAAACAGTTAAATGGCTTTAAACTGGCATTTAAAGGCAGTGCAAAAAATGTGAAATTAAAATATAAAGTAACAGGAGGACGATATTAATGAATGAAGCAAAGATAATCAATATGAACAAAGGAGCAAAGATTGACTATGAAATTATGGGAAATAAAATTATTTTCAATGACGAATTAATGTTGAATCTTGCTAAGTATGAGCGTGATGACCCTATGCATATTGATATATGCATGGATGAGTTTGGGTGTTTGTGTATGGGATTGGCTAACAATTATATTGCACAAATTGATATTCCTGCTCGTGAATATGAGTTTGTTGAAGATGGTGTGGATGAAGAAGGAAAAACTAAATATAACAAGGTAGCAATTCCATTTGATATTAAAAAAGTAGTCATTACATTATGGGAGGTTGAAGAATAATGGAAACAAATTTTGATGCGATCAAATTAGCAGTAGAAGCAGCTACTGGTGGAAAAAATACAGTATTATTTGATGATTTAGGTAATCCTTCAATCATGGTTAGAATTCCTAAATTTAAAATTTCAGATGTAATCGCTGGTGGATCTAATTCTGTTCATCCTGCGTTTATTGTAAATGGTGTAGAAAAAGATGAAATATTCATAAGTAAATATCAAAATATCGTAGTAAATGATCGAGCTTATTCTTTACCGATGCAAGATCCAAAAGCTTATATTGATTTTGATACAGCAAAAAAAGCCTGTGAAAACAAAGGTAAGGGTTGGCATCTAATGACAAACGCAGAATGGGCTGCAATTGCTTTATGGTGTAAAAAGAATGATTACTTCCCAAGAGGTAACAACAATTACGGAAGTGATGTATCTTACCCTCATGAAAAGGGTGTAGAAACATATAACTATGACGGTAAAACTGGTAGAGTTGCTTCGGGTTCTGGGCCAGTTACATGGGCTCATGATGGTAGCAACTCAGGTATATTCGATTTAAATGGTAATGTTTGGGAATGGGTTGGAGGACTTCGTTTAGTTGATGGTGAAATCCAAGTCATCGCCGATAATAATGCAGCAAATGGTGCAGATATGACAGTGAATTCTAGTCATTGGAAAGCCATTGATAAGAGTGGAAACTTAGTTGCTCCAAAATCAGCTAATACATTAAAGTTTGATTATACAGTAGATCCAGGTACTACAAATGTAGGAAAAGGAGTTCCAAAATTAGTAACAACTTTAACTCATCAACAAACAAGTGATGAACCATATGCAGCAGGACAATTTGAAGATATGACGGCAGATGATGGTATCACTCCACCAGAAATATTAAAGTCGTTAGCGATTTATCCTGAGGGAACAAAAGCAAATCATGGAGATTACATCTATATGAGAAATAAGGGAGAGCGTTTGCCTTTTCGTGGTGGCCTTTGGCATAACGGAAGCACTGCAGGCGTGTTCGCTTTGAATTTGCACAACCCACGCTCTTATGCTGACTATGATAGGGGTTTTCGCTCCGCTTTCGTAGGTCTGTAATTTTGGCTTCAGTGTTCGGTTTTTGCCACGTGAGTGGCAATCATTCCCACCAGCGATTTAGCTGGTGGGATTATTTTTTTATTGTGTAAATTTTTACACATGATATAATTTACTTGAGGTGGTAATGATGGATAGTCAATTAGGATTGTATGAGACTCAGCTTGTCATACAGCAGGAGGTTTATGATATGTTACTATATGCCTATCCGTTGTTAGATCATTTTCCAAAGAGTCAAAAATTCTCTTTAGTTCAAGATATCAAAAGAAGTATGGATTTAGTTCTTAAATATGCAATTACTGCTAATAAAAAATACAGCAAGACTACAACGCTTGAAAAAATGGATGTAGAACTAGCTGCTTTAAAGGTTTATATAAGATTAGCATTTGAATTGCATTTTTTTAAAGGCGAAAAGCACTATATGGAAATGTCTCGAAGATTAGATAAAGTCGGCAAGATGTTAGGTGGCTGGATTAAGGCTGAAAAAGAAAAATCAGGGAATAAAGCTATTGAAAAAACATATGTTTGCGAGAAATGCGGTGCAAAAATAACTCCTAAATCTTATGAATATTCAATAAGGAATTTTGGTAAATCTCTTTGTTATGCATGTCAAAAAAGTCATAAGGATTAGATGAATAGTGAGAACTTTTCGTGTTGGCGTTGGATTCTGTACGCTTTGGCTCTGCTCTCCGAGAGGTTTTCGCTCCGCTCTATTCTTTTATGCTATTTTGGGATTAGGCTATTAGCGTTTGCCTTTTCGTGGTGGCTCTTTCAATAATTCTAGCAATGCAGGCGTGTTCGCTTTGAATTTGAACAACCCACGCTCCAACACTTGGAACAATCTAGGTTTTCGCTCCGCTTTATCCTTATGGGATTAGACTATTATGAAGACCTTTTCGTGGTGGCGCTTTTTGGGAGCATTCGAATGCAGGCGTGTTCGAATTGAATCTGAATAACCCACGCTCTTATGCTGACAATGATAGAGGTTTTCGCTCCGCTCTAACCCAATAAAGAGTAATGGGATTGGACTATATGAATTGCCTTTTCGTGGTGGCAATTGGAATAACGGAAGCAATGCAGGCGTGTTCGCTGTAAACTTGAATAACCCACGCTCCAATTCCAATCACAATGTAGGTTTTCGCTCCGCTCTGCTCTTGCAATTAGGTATATGATGGATACGTCTGTCATTTCAAATCAAGGGAATAAAGGAGTCTAATTCCATGCTGAACAAGCAAAAAAATATATAAAGATGAAAACCGATTGTAATGTTAAATGAACTCCGTTAAGCATCTTAAAAATTAGGTGATGATCATGGCGAAAATAAAGAATGTATATGACTATATCGTTAGTGATGAAAACATATACAATGCTTATTTGAACGCTCGCAAAAGCAAAAGATATAGAAAAGATGTACTCATATTTACTCAAAATCTATAAGCAAATCTAGTTAAGATTCAAAATGAATTAAGAAGCGAAGTTGTTGATTATCCTAAATATAGAGAGTTCTATATTTACGAACCAAAGTGTCGCTTGATTCTTGCTCAAGACTTTCCTGAAGTGATAAAACAGTGGGCGTTTTATCAAGTTTTAAGTCCTATGTTTACTAGGATGTACATCAAGGATTCTTATGCATGCATTAAAGGAAAAGGACAAATTGCAGCAATTAAAAGGCTTCATTATTGGCTTAAATTGGTCAATAGCAAAAGATACAATAAACTGAAAAACGGTTTAGATGTATCTGATTTAAACAAGTGGTATTACTTGAAAATAGACTTTAGCAAATACTTTTATAGAGTAGATCATAAAGTCATGATTGATGCATTGAAGAAGAAAATTAAAGATGATCGTGTTGTTAGATGGCTTGAAACACGCATAGAAAGCCCTGATATGCCTTTTGGATTACCTAAAGGCATGCGTCCTGAAGATGTTGAAATGAGTGAACGTTTATATGATAAAGGAATGCCAGTAGGCGCTTTGGTTTCACAAATGTTAGCGAATGTTTACAATGATCAGATAGATCAATATGCTAAAAGGACATTAGGAATTAAGTATTATATACGCTATCAGGATGATATTGTGGTGCTTTGCGATGATAAGAAACAAATAAAAGAATGGCATCATAAACTAGAGAAGTTCGCAAATGATGTCATGAAAATGGAAATGAACCAAAAGACCTGTATTAGACCAATCAATCAAGGGATAGAATTTTGTGGTTTTCGCTTATGGGCTACACATATTAAAATAAGGAAAAGCACTTCCTTGAGAATTAAAAGGAACTTAAAAGGCGTGATGAAACGATACAATGAAGGAGATTGTACTTTAGAACACGCTACGCAAGTAGTTAATTCATATTTTGGACTGCTGAAACATTGTAATAGTTATGCATTAAAAACTGAAATATTTGGTGATTATGAAAAAGGAATAGATGGTTGGTTTGTACTGACTAGAAATCAAGGTAACGATTAATTTCGTTACCTTTTAATTATGTTTTAAAGTTCTTTATTTTTCGACTTTATTTATTTTATATAAAATGTGCGATGAAAGGAGGAATATATAATGGATATTTCAAAAACAACATCATTACTATTATTATTAATCGTTTTTGCAGTGTTGATTCAATTTATCGTTGAACGCTTAAAAGCAGTCTTAGGTAATAAGGTAATGAAGTATCTACCAGCGGATGTATTGGCTGCATTATTAGGTATTTTGTTTGCATTTATGTTTAGCATTGATGTATTCAAATACTTTGATTTGAATGGAACAATTCCATATGTTGGCAATATTATTTCAGGTTTGATTATTTCAGCTGGAGCACCTGCTATTCATGAGTTTATTGCTAATATTCGTGAACAAAGAAAGTTACTACAAGATTCTATCTCTACTGGAGCGGTAGAACCATTAAAAAAAGTAGGAGGTAAAGAAAATGAATGAAGATGTAAAAGATATTGTAATTACTTCAGAAATGGAAGAAGAACTTAACACTATGGGAAAAGGTGAAGAAGGAAGTGATGAATAATGGATTGGAAAAACTTAAATGCCGATGTCAATAAAATCATGAATAAACACTATACTAAGGGGCGTTCAGGACGAAAAATTGATAAAATAATCATCCATTATAACGCAGGTGATTTAACTGCAGAAGGATGTTATTCTGTATGGCAAAACAGAGCAGCTTCGGCACACTATCAAGTTGAATCTTCAGGTCGTATTGGACAATTGGTTTGGGATGGTGATACAGCATGGCATGCTGGCAACTGGGATGCCAACTGTTCAAGTATCGGAATTGAACATGCAAATAAAGCAGGTGGATATATTAGTGAAGCATGCTTAGATGCAGGAGCTCATTTAGTTGCAGCATTATGTAAGTATTATGGATTGGGACGTCCTAAATGGAAGGTAAATGTATTCCCTCATAATCATTTTGCAGCTACATCTTGTCCTGGTCGATTACAGGATGAGCAAAGAGATGCTTATATGCATAAAGCTCAACAATGGTATGATCAAATGGTGAATGGGGTTGAAACTCCATCTAAACCAAGCGAACCATCTACAGGTAAAAAAACTAATGAGGAAGTAGCAAAAGAGGTTATTGCTGGCAAATGGGGTAATGGAAATGAACGTAAGAGCAGTTTGACAAGTGCTGGATACGATTATAATGTTATTCAATCGTTAGTAAATCAAATGTTAGGAATTCCAACGTCTGATCCAAAACCAACAAAAACTATTGATCAGTTAGCGGATGAAGTTATTGCTGGCAAATGGGGTAATGGTGAAGAACGTAAAAATCGTTTAACCAAAGCAGGATACAATTATGATGCAGTTCAAGCGAAAGTTAATCAAAAATTACATGGAGTAAACAGTAACAAGTCCAATGAAACAATCGCTAGAGAAGTTATTGCTGGCAAATGGGGTAATGGAGCTGAACGTAAGAACCGATTAACAGCTGCAGGATATAACTATGATGCCATACAAAGTATTGTGAATAGTTTGTGTAAATAATTTGTAGGATAGTAGGAATGCTATCCTACTCTCCTTTTCATAGCAATGCCCTTTGTTTGAAAGGAGAGATAAAAATGAATAGTTTTATACCATGGATTGGTGGTAAAAAGTTACTTAGAAAAGAGATATTAAACAGATTTCCAAAAGAGCAACCATCTCGCTATATCGAAGTGTTTGGAGGTGCAGGGTGGGTATTATTTGCGAAGGAACAAAATAGTAAGCAATTAGAAGTATTTAACGATCTCAATGGCAATTTAATTAACCTATATAGATGTGTTAAATATCATGCTCAGGAAGTCCAAAAAGAATGTGAATTCTTATTGAATTCTAGAGAGTTATTCTTTGACTATAAAGAACAAATTGACATTAAAGGTTTGACTGATATACAAAGAGCAGCTCGTTTCCTATATATTATAAAAGTATCATTTGGAGCAGATGGTAAAACTTATGGCACAAATGCTAAGAATATTTCATATTCAATTAATATGCTTCCGATGATTAGCGAACGACTTAATAGAGTTGTTATAGAAAATAAAAGCTATGATAACCTCATTAAGGTATATGATAGAGATAATGCTCTATTTTATTTAGATCCACCTTATTATAAGACTGAAAAGTATTATGGTAATTTGTTTGCTGAAGATGATCATATTAAATTAAGAGATATTCTAAAGGATATAAAAGGTAAATTCATTCTATCTTATAATGATTGTGAATTTATAAGAGAGTTATATTCAGATTTTTATATTGAAGAGGTAGAAAGAAATAACAGTCTTGTAAAAGATGGTAATTCAAAATATAAAGAATTGATTATAAGAAATTACAAGTAAAATATCAAAATACGATATAAAATATCAATAATGTTATAGCAATGCTTAGAGTGTTAAAATTCACTTAAAGGGGCGTTGCTATGGCGATTAAAATATGCTTGTCTGATATACTAGGAAAGAAGAAAATGACTCAGGCAGAGCTTGCTAGAAAGACGGGTATTCGACCTAATACAATTAACGAAATTTATTGGGATATGGTTGATAGAATTAGTCTAGAACATATTGAAAAAATATGCTCAGTTTTGAATTGTGAAGTGTGTGATTTAATCAAAATAACAAGTATAAAATAAGTATTAAAAAAGGACATTTACTTGGCGTTTAAAAGCCTGTTAAAATGTCTTTTTTTAAACCTATTTTTTTTCATTTTATTTGCAACATTTTTGCGTTTTGCGTGCAACATTACAATCAAGAATTAGAAATTCAAAATTTTGAAAAAGAAGATTATATTACTCAATTAGAAAGTATTAATACAAGTTTGAAGGATAGTGAACTGGAACAAGAGAAAAATACAAAAGAATTAATACGTTTAAATATAGAAAAATATGAATTAGAAAATAAGAAATATAATTTTATAAGTTTTGTTACTCAAAGATTTTCTGATATGAATAAAATAAATGAAGTTAATAGTTTAATTGATAATCTTACAAAAGAACAGTTAAAATTAAGTCGTGAATATTATGAAATGAGTGAAATAAAGTCAATTATTGAGATGGAAATTGATATTATCAATGACTTGAAAGATAGTATTAAACAACTTAAAGATGATAAACCCAAACTTAAATATCGTTATGATTATTTATTAAGGGATCTATTTTGGCATTTCTCAGATGAACCAGAGAATTTTAAAGAATCTGTTTCAAGGCAGGTCAATGCTAAAGATAACATTAAAAATTTAAAAAATAAGTATGAAAAGATTCTAAGTTACGCTAGTGAACAAAAAAAACAAGATATGTATTTTTCAAATATCATAAGCACTTTATGTAATAATGTATGGTATGGTAGAAATCCAACTGAGATTGCATTAACAGACGGAGAGAATTTAATTCATATTGAAGGTTATACATTTGAATACGGTTATGAACAATTTATGCCTACAGTATCAATTTCTTTAAATGAAAAAATGTTGTATAGTAAGAATATTTATAACAAAGGAATGTTTGATGATTTAGATAAGGCTATTCAAGAATTAAAGAAGAATATAATTTTTGATAATTTAGTGGTAAAAGAACATCAAGAAGAATTCCACAAAACACAAATATCTAAAATGGGTTTCAGTGAATCAAATGAGAAAGATGGCATAGAAGATGAATATGAGATGGAGTAAATTTCATCATTACGGCAACTTGCCGTAATATGGAGGAGATAAAAAATTGAATGAACAGATATCCATATTTGATTATATTGAAGATGATTTATTAAAACCAGATGAAAGATATGTCATAACAAAAGAAGAATTAAATCAAAAGAAAAGTAATTTTACAATGAAGAAATTAACATACATTTATGTGCTTATTAACAATCCTAGAGAATACTGGTATCGTAACGAAACATTAGCAAGATTAAATGATCATTACATATATAGTAATGGTTTCATAGAATATTTTGATAAAGAATCATCAGCAACTGCATTTTATAACAAAAGATTAAAAGAACTTGATGATTTATATATTGAAAATCAGAATATTAAAGAAGAAGATAATTGCAAAAAGAATGATGTTGTTTATTTAGAATATGAAAATAATTTTATTTTTCAGAATAATGTTTACCTTTCTTCCGAACCGGATGACAAATCATTTGTTCCCTTATGGCATTCTAACTGTATAGGCTATTGGGGATTATATCCTTCATATTATGATAAATTATCAACTGATGATAAAGTTATATTTTGCAAGGAACATTTAAATAAAAATTTAAAAGATATTTTAAGAAATATAGAATATAAACCACCTATATATTACATAGATTTAAAAAAATATGATATTCTTTTTAAAGAGTTAATGGCTTTAGGATATAAAGATGATGAATTTTATGAAAATCATCTTACCCAAGATTTTATTGATAGTGAACTAGCTGAAGAACAAGAAGAATTAGAAATGGAATAAAGACGGCAACTTGCCGTCTTTTTAGGTGTATAAAAAATGAATAAAACAATACAGATGAATTTATTTGATTATTTTATGGATGATCCAAGCTTTACAATTCCGCAGGCAACTGAAGTTATAAAAGAGATTAATGAAATGTCTGTAAACAATGAATCAATAAGAGCAAGGATTTATGAAGGCGTAGATAAAGGTATATTTGAAAAAATATCAAGAGGTGTTTATAAAGTCTGTTCTCAAATCAATGGAAAGGAAACTTCATGTCTCTTGATTAATGGTGATGGTAGAGATTTAAGTATGATAGCTGATAATTCTATAGATGGAATTGTTACAGATCATCCATATTCTTTAAAAAAACAACTAAAGGGAGGTAATAGAAATTTTGCAAAGTATGAACTGTTTAGATATGAAAAAAGAGATTTTAAAGAAAAGATGCGTGTTCTTAAGGATGGTGCATTTCTAGTTGAATTTCTTCCTGAAGAAAGCGAAATTAACTATGAATATCTTTATGAAATCAAGCAATTAGCCAGAAGTGTCGGATTTACCTATTATTCAAAAGTTTCTTGGACTAAGGGAACGTTTAAAGCCAATACTGGTAGAAAAACGTCTAACAGTGAAGATGTTCTTATTCTTTCTAAGGGTAAGCCAAGAACATTGAGATTATATCAGAAGAAGAACTTACAAATTGCAAGAGATAATGGTCTGAATGTTAAAGGGCTAACTTCTGAAGAAGTCGGAAATATTTTAATGGAAAATGGATTAGATGTTTATTATATGTCAGGAACAAACGGAATGCTGCCTACTGAGTTCAATTTTCAGCCACGATCCAAAAATCAAAAGATTATGGAAGCTGAAAAACCAGTAGAATTATTAGAAGAAATTATAAATTATATTTCTCGACCGTATGAAGTTCTTTTAGATCAATATGGTGGAAGTGGGAATTTTGGTGTTGCATGTCTTAACACTGACAGATACGGAATACTCATTGAAAAAGATAAAGAAATCTATGAAATGATGAAAAGTAATATTGAGATGTCTGTTTCTGACATGATGGAAGAATTTGAAAACGAAGAAGATTATGAAATGGAATAAGGACGGCAAGTTGCCGTAATTGGAGGAACGTTATGAAATCAATTGAAAAAGAAACAAAAATAAAATTCTTAAATCCTGAAAGGATTTTTTTAGAAGATGAAGAATCACATGATATTCATCTTGAAATAGAAATGCGTGAAGGCAAAGATATCTATAACAAGACCGCAATATTTATTGCATATGTTGGTGGAGAAGATGAAAATAAAGCTAGATATGCAGTTTTGTCAATCTATGATGTAGAATGTACAACAAAGGAAGTGAAACTAGAACATGATGACTTATTAAAGGTTTTTGCTGAAGAAATAAGCAAAGATCTGATTACAAAGATTATTATCACTGATTCTATGTTAGAGAGTAACATGGAAATGTTGTTTGAAAGCGAAGAAAAAGTGGAAGATGATTTAGAGGTCTGCTAATTACGGCAACTTGCCGTAATGATTAGGGAGGAAACAAATGTGTATTTTCCTCAATATATTTATATATTTTATAACAATATAAAAAATAATATTCATTAGTCTAGAAATGAAGAACAAATGTATATAGAATGGTGTTATAAAGAAAAGGAGGTGTTCATAATGCCATTAGAATTAAATGAAACTGAATTAGAGTTAGAAAAACCTATCCTAGTAGAAAACACAACAAAGGAACAAAGAATTGAAATAGTAAAAAAAGGTATGGCTTTTGCTAATATTAATTCAAGTAAAGAATTGACTCTTGATATGTATGATGATTATATCGAAGGAAGAAAAGAATTAAGAGAAGTCGTTAATACAATCATTGAAGGATTGGTGAACGAAAATGAATAATATCTTTTATCCAAATACTTCAGTATTGAAAAATAAGTTAAATATTAAAGATAACAAAAGATTGAATGCTATTGAAAGTCAGATAGTCATGCACAAAAAAACAATAATAGATCAAGTGATGAACATATCGCATGGCAATGATTTTAATATGGAAAGATTAAAGGATATACATCATTTCTTATTTGATGATATTTATGATTGGGCTGGTACATTTAGAACAAATGATATATATAGAACTGAAGAAGTTCTAGGTGGAAAGACAATGTCATTTACTGAAAGTAATCAAATTGAAAAACAACTTTTACAGATTATGAAATATTACAATTCTCCAAGATGGAATTACCAAGATATTTCAGATGAAGTAAAGCTACATGGATGGATGGAGTTGTTAAGTAACTTGTTTCAAGTTCATATGTTTAATGAAGGTAACACTTATACAAGTGTTGCTTTTGCTTTACAGTTTGCTGATAAAGTTGGATTACAATTAAATAAGGAATACTTTTTTGAAAACTCAAAATATTTAAGAGATTGTCTTTGCTTATACTGTAATGGCGAAGGAACAAATCTTATGTCTTTTGTTTCTCAAGCATTTCAGCAAGAAGCTAGTCCAAATCTATTAGAACTAAAGAGTAATATTTTTGAAAAAATGACAATACCAGAAATAAATAAAACTTTTGATTCATGGTTGCAGGAATATAACAATCCAATTATTAACAACTATATTCATGTTAATATGAGAAAAGTTATAGCAGCTATGCAAGAAGAATCATATTCATCTATGGAACTAATCAAAGAAAAGTTTATGACAGTTGTAGATGATCTGCTAGATCATGATTTTAGAAATGAACAATTTAATGAAATCGAAGATAACGAATTAGAATAAACAAAACCTAGACTTCACACTTCAAAGTGAAATCTAGGTTTTTTATTTTTAGGACGGCAACTTGCCGTAAAAAAACTAATTTTTTTTTGCTCAAGACTTCTGCGATTTTTAAAAGCATGATAAAATATGAATAGAAAAACAGAAAGGAGTATACAGAAATGTTCAAATTTCAATATAGAAGCAAAAAAAGGGAGTTAAATTTGATTAAGAATGATACATTAGAAAATGATACAAATATATGTGAAACAAGTAGTATATCTAAATATACAGAAGTAGAAATAGCTAATAAAAGATTATTCAATATCAAAAACCGCATGGTAACGAAAAAACAAAATAATAAGATTTATGATAAAAACAAAAACAGCATAATAATATGTACAAGTTTTACTATTTCAGTATATATCTTTCTTGGCATGATAGCACAATTTGATTGGTTAGGAATTGGTGAAGAAAATCAGTTTTATTTTTCTTTGTTAAATAAAATTATAGAGTTAATTTATTTTCCGACATTTATTTGGCTTTTTGGAAATAGTATTTATAAAGTAAATGAAAATAAAAAGAGAAATCAAGAACTAAGAAAAGAATTCTTGGATTTAGCAACTCCCTTATACGTTTCTAACGAATTAGACAAAAAACTCATAGATTTTTTTGAATATTTAATATCTGATGACAAAGCAAAATATGATTATGATATTGATTTTTAAATTCAGAAAAATCAAATCCGGCAAGTTGCCGGATTTTATATTGTTTACAATAAAATCTCCAGTTAGGCTGGGGGCTCTATTAAGAATTTGAATATGTTAGTGTTTATATAAAAAAGTACCATATTAAACAATATAATTATTTAAAAAACTTTGTTAAATTTTTTATAATAAACGATAATTTAGAAATTAAAATAATTCCGATAAATAGAAGATAAATTAAGTTTTATTAAAATGTGCTTTTTCTTTACTTTTTGTAAAGTAAAGAAAAACATTGCAAAAAATCTAGAAATACATGTAAAGTCAAGTGTGATAAAATGGTAATATGGAAGTAATGGGTAGATACTTCCATACCTTTCTGTGCATTATTCAAGTGCTTTCCCTGTGAATAATGACTTATAAAATAAAAGTACGGCATATATTGTCGTATTTTTATTTTTTCAAAGACACTTAAAGAATTTTACGATCTTGTTTTATTGATGATATATAAGTGTTCTTTAAAAAAATAATTGTTGCAATATATTAAGGAGGAAATTGTTTATATGAAAAATGAAAAACAAAAAATTGATCAATGTGTAAAAATATCTCGTGAATTAAATCAATTAGAGCATGATGATATATTGCTGATTTATAGAATGCTCAGTGATGAAAGGAAAGATGATATTGAGTTTTGTTATTTATATAATATTGTTAGCGAAGAATTAGATATTTCATTTGAAGATAAAATTATTTTTTTAAACAAGACTATAAGTGATTATTATGAAGTTGAATATAATAAAACATTATTAGAATTTTTAAAAGAAAGAATTGTGGAAAGTAATATATATGTTAAATCAAAATAAGAGGGAGGAAGTAAATGAGTATTTTGGCTAGTTTTACTATGTCTTATTGTTATCTATAATGCTAAATATGAAAATAGGTTGAAAATCAAATAAAAACTATTTATCATAAATGTGTAAGATAAGGGAGGACAAATATATGAAAGTATCAAAACAATTAAAAAGCGGAATCATATTGTCTATGATCATACCAACATTATATGCATGTAATAGTCAGATATTACATACAAAAGAAGAACTAACTGTTGAGTTTGGAAATCCAATTTCAACAAATATTCAAGATTATTTAGATACTGAAAAAATCGACAAGGAAGATTTGACTAAAATTCTTGCTGAAACAAAGTTGACAATCAAGGAAGATAAATTAGTTGAAGAACAAAAGTACCAAGCAATCGGTGATTATATTATCGAACTTGTCTTTGATGATGAAAAGGCAGAGATCAAGGTATCTGTTAAAGATACGATAAAGCCAGTATTCAAGAATTTTAAAACTTCTTTAGAATATATCAAAGATTGTAAGCCAAGTTCCGAAGATTTGATTAAGCAATTCAATGCAGAAGATTTAGCAAACGTAACAATTACAGTTGATGACAGCAAGGTAGACTATTCTAAAGAGGGTAGTTATCAAGCAACTGTAAAAGCTGTTGATGAAAGCAAGAATGAGATTTCACAAGAAACAACAATCAAGATTGTAAAACCAACAATCAAGTTAGATGTTTCAAAGAAATCAGTTTATGCAAAAGAAAGTTTTGTTTTAAATCCAACAATCAAAGGTAAAGAAACAAAGGCAACATTTAAGTCAAGCAACACATCAGTTGCAACTGTATCTGATAGTGGGAAAGTAACTGCCAAGAAAAAAGGTAGTGCAACTATCACAGCCACTGCAAATGGTGTCAATGCAACTTGCAAGGTAACAGTTAAGGCTGTTCCGAGTGGTTCTAAGACAACAACACAAACAGTAACAAACCCAACAACTGGTAAGACAGAAGAAGTTATTGTCATTAAGCCTACTGAACCAAGCACAGCAAGTGCAACAACTTCAAGAGAGGCATTTAATCTATTCAATCAAGAACGTGTAAAAGCAGGATTGACCGAATTACAGTGGGATAATAATTTGGCGAATTCGGCTAAAATTAGAGCAGAGGAAATAATCGTTAAATATGGACATGTTAGACCAGATGGAAGTAATCCATTAGATATGCCTAATGTATGGGGTGAAATTATATGTAATAGACCAAATGCAAAAATGGCAGTAAATGCTTGGATGAATAGTACAGGTCATAAACATGCAATATTAGATAGTGACTATACAAAGTGTGCAGTTGCAAGATGTGGTGAGTATTGGGTAGGGTTATTTGGTAAATAAAATTTAATAAGTTTTACAGTGGAAACATATATTGATGTTTTCACTTTTTTCTATTTAAAAAAACGAGGAGATGAATAAAGTAATGAGTTTAATAATTATATATTATTATAATAGTGGTTTTGGCTGACATCATTAAGATGTCAACATGGAGTACATGATTAAGGATATATCGACGGATATATCTTTTTTATTTTTGAAATGAATTCTTATAAGAAGTTATTTTACAGAGTTGAATACAGCAACTTTAAAATTGTAAATTATAAATAAGAGAGAGGAAAGTTTATGAAAATCAAGAAATTTTGTAAGAAGATAGGTATGATTACACTATCATTTTTAATGATGCTATCGTGTGTTAATTTACAAGGTTTCCAAGATGTCAAAGCATTGACCTTAAATTATCAAGGAAAGTCTGGTATATCTAAAAGCGTTGAATTAAATGATGTATGGGGAATGTCCGGCACTCATGGATATAAAATTAATATAGGAGATTCAGCTGGTTTTTGTTTGGATTTTGGAAAAGCAATGAAGAAAGATTTATATTTAGACAGAAAAAGTTGGTCAGGTGTAAGTGAAAGCACAGAAACAAAAAAAGCAATGAATTATTATTATTCTAATCCTAGTGATTATTCGTATTGGGTGGCTGCAACGTTAATCTGGGGCTATCAATTAGGAAAAATTTCAAGCCCTTTGGATGGAGAAAATTTTCAACCAGGTATTGGGTATACTTATACGGCTAGTGCTGAAATTTTTAGAGTTATGACAGCGTTAGACATACCATTACCACCAGGTTATGCCGCTATGGGACAAATTGCTGAAACATTAAAGGAAGTAGATAAAGCTTCAAGTGATGGTGCATTCTATTTATATGAATATTCTTCTGGTTACCAAAGAGTAGCTACAAATGCAAAAGGTTATGTACCAACATATAATTTATCAAAAGTTGAAAGTACAAAAACATATTCAATCACTGATAACATTGAATTGAATATCGACAAGAAAGATGTAGATACATCTAATGGTCTAGGTAATGTTCAATTTGACTTGTATCGTGACGAAGTGAAAATAGGTACTGTTACAACTGATAGTCAAGGTAAGGCTAACTATACATTTGAAAAGAAATATACAGAAAGCGGAACCGCTCGAAAGACATACTGTGATAATTATGATGAATTATCACCAGACAATAAAAAAGCAGTAGGTACTGTAGATTTCACTTCAAAATCGGCTGCACAAAAAGAGGCTGATAAGGTTGCTTTAGCAAACGCAAAAAAATTAGTTAATGATTTGTTGGCTGAAAAGCATACTTACAAGGCTGTAGAAACAAAAACTCGTCAAGAGTATTATCTAAATCCTACATCAACTACTCAATCTAAGGAATATGCAAGTGGTGATGGTACTGGTAGCGTAACTTTCTCTTATACTAACAAAAGACAGTTAGGTAAGATTTCTATTACAAAGTTAGATGAAGAAACTAACATTGCATTAGATGGATTTAGTTATGTATTGAAAGCAAACGAAACAATCAATCACCCAGACGGACATACTGGTGTTCTTTATAACAAGGGTGATGTTGTTGGAACTTTCCCAACTACAGATGTAAACGGACATTCTGAATTAAATGATTTGTATATGGGAAAATACACAGTTGAAGAAACTAATGCCTCTACTGGATATGTAAAAAGTTCAAGAGTCTATGAAGTTGAATTGACATCAACAAACAATGATGTATCAATCATTGACACAAGTACAAATGTGTATGACAAGGTACAACGTGCAAGAGTTGATTTAGTCAAGGAAGATAAAGAGTTACATAATGGAACTCAAAATTCAAGTATCGTTGATGGAAACAATGATGGGGCACAAGGCGATGCAACTCGTCAAAATGCAACTTATGGATTGTATGCTGAAAATGATATTGTTCACGCTGATGGGAAAACTGGTGTTGTTCAATACAATTCAACAGTTGGCTCTATCAATGAATTAAAAGCAACTAAAGGTAAAAATCTTTCTGTCAAGAATGTAAAGGCAACTGCTGGAACATTGCTTGCTACAATTCAAACTGATGAAAATGGTGAGTTTGGATTTGAACATCTATACAATGGTTTGTATTATGTTCAAGAAATCGACCCATCAACTGGTTATCTTCTTGACACTACAAAATATACTATTGATCTAAGATATACAAATCAAGATGAAGAAGTTATTTCTAAAACACAAACAGTTTTAGAACAAGTCAAGAAACAAGGATTTGACTTACAAAAAATCGGTCATAGTGCTGGAACAAGTGGTGTCGACAAGCCATTAGGTAATGTTGTCTTTACAGTATGGTTAGAAAGCGACATTCAAAGATTGATGAACACTGGCTTGACTTTAGCACAAGCAAAAGAACAAGCACCAGTATATGACAGAATTACAACAAATGATAAAGGACAAGGATTTAGTAATGTTGAATTCCCATACGGATATTATCGAGTAGGTGAAACAACACCAGCAGTAGATTATGCAACTGCAGATGATTTCTTTGTCAATATCACAGAAGATAATCGTACACATCAACATTACACTGATAAGATTATCACTGATGAAATCTTTAGTGCCATGATTAAGGCTGTTAAGTTAGATAAGGAAACTGGAAAGCAAGTTGCCTTACCAAATACAGAATTTAAAATCAAGGTTCTTTCTGATGAGGTTTATGTAGATGGTGAAAAATTTGTTAAAGGTGAATATATCGGTTACTGGAATTGGAACATCTTTGATGGTTTCTATACTGACAGTTGGAAAACAAATAAAGATGGTTATGTATTAATCAATGAAAAATTAAGTGCTGGTGAATATCAGTTAGAAGAAATTCACGCTCCTTTTGGTTATGTCTTAGATACAACACCTATCAAGTTTAAAGTAACTAATCAAGGAATGTATCAAATCGCAGATGATGGAAAAACACCAATCATCACAACTTATAAATCAGATGTTTCTGTTAAAGGACAAATCACATTATCTAAAAAAGGTGAAGTCTTAACTGATTTCCAAGACGGACAATTTGTCTATGAAGAACGTGGTTTATCAAATGCAGAGTATGGTATCTATGCTGATGAAGACATCTTAGACCCATCAAATGATGGAACTGTCTTATTTGCAAAAGATACATTAGTTGATACTGTCACTACTGGAGCAGATGGAAAAGGAACATCAAACAAACTTCCTTTAGGAAAATACTATTCTAAGGAATTGAAAGCACCACATGGATTTACTGTTTCTGATGAAGTATTGCATTTTGAATTGACTTATGTAGATGAAAATACTGAACTTGTCTTTGATGATGGTGAATACACAAATGAAAGACAAAAAGTAAATGCAAACATTCAAAAGGTAGATGAAAAAGAAAATACAATTGGATTGAGTGGTGCAGAATTTGATTTTATCGCAAGTGAAGACATCTACAACGTAGATAATGAATTAATCGTAGCAAAAGGCACAGTATTATCACATTACATTAGTGATGTCTATGGTGACATTCAAATCAAACAAGACTTGCCATTAGATTACAATTTTGAATTGGTTGAAACTAAAGCACCAGATGGTTATGTATTAGATGAAACACCAGTTACATTCAATACTGATTATCAAGGTCAAGATATTGAAATTATCCAAATCAAGAAGACTAAGGAAAATGAACGTACACACGTTGATTTCTCTAAGATTGATGTAACAACAAGCAAGGAACTTGCTGGAAATCAAATGAAAATCTTTGAAAAGGATAATGAGGGAGCAACTTTTGAAATATGGATTTCTGGAGATAAACCTCATACAGTAGAAAATCTTTCTATTGATACAAGATATATATTAAGAGAAACAAGTGCTGTTAAAGGGTTCTATCTTGCAAATGACATTGAATTTGAAATTGATAAATACGGAAACGTATATATCTTTGATGAAGATGGAAACAAGCAACTTGCAGAAGATAACTTGATTGTTATGGAAAACGATTTAGTTAAAGGTAAGTTAGAATGGAATAAGCAAGGAACTATCTTTACTTATACAGATAACGGACAAACTGAATTTGGCAGTGTTCAAACTCCAGTATGGGAAGTTTCTAACCTATTACAAAGTGATATTACAATCTACGCTGGTGAAGATATTACTTTAGGAAATAATGAAACATACTATAAGAAAGACCAAATGATTGAAAAATTAGAAAGTGATTTAGATAGCGTTCAATCAATCGAATTATTGGTTGGTAAATACTATTATGTGGAAACAAGAACACCACATGGTTACGTAAGAGATACTGACAAGCATTATTTTGAAGTCAAAGACAATCAATCCAGCGAACTTCAAATCATTACTTCAACTCTTGAAAATGAAAGACCAAAAGTAAACATTGAATTCACAAAATTCATGGAAACATTTACACATCACAATAAGTTAGATAACGCTTATAAAGATGTCGTGTTTGGTATCTTCGCAAGAGAAGATATTTATACTTATAAAGGTAGTGTAGGCATTGAAAACGGAACTATGGTAGCAACTACTGGTATTGATGAATTAGGTCAACTTATCAGTGTACCTGACTTACCAAATGGAGTTTACTACTTAAAAGAACTTCAAACAAATGATGATTATGTATTAGATACAAATGAATATGATTTTGAAATCGCTTATCATGGTGAAGATGTTTCTGAATATACAGTTGTGATTGGAAATGGAGACATTGAAAACAAATTAGTCAGAGGAAATATCGAAGTCAGAAAACATGATATTGATGATGAAACAAAAATCTTAAAAGATGTTGAATTTAACATTTCAGCAGACAAAGACATGATTGATGTTATCTCTACTGCTAAAACTGATGATAAAGGTGTCGCAAGATTTGAAGATATGGAAATTGGCGAATACTATATTCAAGAGGCTAAACAAGTAGACGGATATACATTCAATGACACAATCTACAAAGTTGAAATTACAACAAATGGCGAAGTCTTGACTATTGATGTCAACAACAAGCCTACAGAAATGGAATTTACAAAAGTAGATGAAACAGGTGTCAATGAATTAGAGGGTGCAAAGGTAGAAATTATTGATAAGGAAACTGGTGGCATTGTTGACAGTTGGATTTCTACAAAAGAACCACATAAGATTAAATATCTAGTAGAGGGTAAAGAATATATCTTCAAAGAAACTTCAGCACCTTATGGATATGAAATTTCAGAAGAAATTGTATTCACTGCAAAAGATGGTGTAAAAGTCACAATGAAAGATATGCCTATCTTAACTGATATTCAAGTCAATAAGGTTGATTCTCAAACTATGCAACCTATTGTTTCAAAGGACTTTGAATTTACTATGTATGCAGATGAAAAATGTACTCAAGTATTGGATGTTGTGAAAGCTGATCAAGAAGATGGAACAGCAACATTCAAAGATGTACGTTTTGGAACTGTATATATCAAAGAAACAAAAGCACCTAAAGGATACGAATTATCAAGTGAAGTCAAGAAGATTGTTATTGATCAAAATTTAGAGGGTGTTGGTGAAGTACACAGCTTTGTTTACTTAAATACATTATTACCAACAACTATTATCAAGACAGATGATAATACTATGATTGCAGGAACAACTTTATTATTATGTGCAAGTATTATTGGTATGATTGCAACTAAGAAAAAGAAAAAAGAAACTGAATAAAAGTAAGCAATACCAATGTCATTAAGTTAATTTAGTGGCATTGGTAATAATGCTACTTTTTATTTCAAAAGGAGAAATGAGTATTTATTGATTTGAATATTACTTTTTTGATAAAATATTATTGGTGATGAATAATGTTAAAGACAAAAAGAATAATAGAAGTGTTAAAAGGAAACAGTAAGTACTCTAAAAAAATAGATATGGCAAATGAAATTAAAGATGTTTTAGACGTTGATTCAGTACCTTTTAATCAAATTTTAGATAAACTTAATTCTAGGAAAATGAATGCATATGAGCTAGTACAAGTAGAAGGTTTTTTTAGTGAGTTTGGTTGTCTAGAAACACCAATGACCTTTACAAAGATACAAGCAATAAATGAGGGAATGAATTATATTCCTAATGCACAGGGAGATATGGAACGTATTCAAAAAACTTTAATGACACCACCTTTGCTTCCATCTGTTTACCCTGATGAAATAGAAAATTACAAATTAGGTTTTTTATATTCTACGCATGAAAATAATTTTAAGATTGAGACTTTAGATTCGAAACATATTTGTATAAATGAGTATAATAAATTTGTGCCATTTCTTATTGATTCTGAAATGTATTATAAACACTGTCAAAAGTATGTTCGTATGATAGCGGAAATAGTTCCTCTAAATGAACAAATGATAGATACATTAATGAATATAGAGGATAAAGAATTAAAAGAGGTTATATCTTATTTTACTGATGAATATTATCCATTTATTACTAGTTTCATACTAGTATGTAAGTATATTGAAGATGTCAATAAGGTTCAATACAAGTTAAATAGAACTATTTCTTTTACAGTAGAGTATGAAATTTCTAATCCTAATATTACAGAAAATGTTATTCGTTCAAAATTTATGAAAGCATATAAAGTTATGAATGATTATAACTTACCGATTTCTTTTAAGAACGATGACACTGAAATATGGTGTAATAGCAAGGAAGGAATTCAAGTAAGACTAAGAGATAATTATATAGGTTTTTACAAAGAAATTCATCCTGATAATTTGTCTGAATATCGAAAAGATATGGAAAATATAGAACATTATATTAATGAATTTTTATCTAAATTAAAGTTGAGATGTCAATTAAATTATATATCAGATTATAGGCGAAAAAAGATATATGAATTTATAGCACAGTAAATATTATCATCAAAAAAATGCTAAAGTTGTGGCAAATTTAATTTGTTGCAGCTTTTTTGTTTTATAAATTTTTTAGAAAGGGGAGCGTTCATGAAAAAAACATTGAATAGGTTAAGGAAAATATTTTTATCTTTATTATTAATTTTTTCTTCACTATATTTAGGTGGTATTCAAAATGTCAGTGCTTCGACTTTTATAACGCAAGATAAGAATAGCTATCACATTCCTTCACAATATTCATTTGAGATTAAATATAGTTCTCAAACAACTGTTAAATTGTATTCACCACATGGGACATGGAGTGGTGAAAATGAAAAATCATTAACTGGTTTTACTGATAGTGATAAAGGAAAAGTCTATGCGTTATATAGTAATGTCGGAAGATATGATGGAAAGAATATTGATGCGAAAATCACTTATACAGATTGGAACAATCCTAAGAAGTTGATTTTCAATATCAAGGAAATTGGTATTGGTAACGCAACGCAGGCTGAAACTGGGGCGTACAATACAAGATGGATTGATGTAAAAGTTGAATATTTTGTAAGTGGAACAAGCACACCGATTAATATTAATGGACATGGTGTTATTGGTGACTTAGATAAATTTGAAAGATTGGATTTATCAAATAGTAATATTTCAACAATTATATTTGATAGCAATCAAACTAGCAAATACGATAAAGTAAGCAATAACCTAATAGGAAGTAATGTAGGTGGAACTGGTAGTGCAGACGGAGCAAGTTTTGCTTACTTGTTTAGTGGAACTTCGACTACTTTCAGATGGCGAGGAGCGTACTTGACTTTTGGTAAGACACATTTATTTGATGTTGAACCTAAATATAACATCACAACATCAAGCACGAATGCAAGTATAACTGGCAATCAATATGATATTGTCAAAGGAACAAACAAGACTATTTCTTGGAGTGCGATTGATGGGTATTACATTTCATCAGTTGTTGTAGATGGTGTTAGTCAATCCATTTCTGATTATAGAGGTGGAAGTTATACATTCAACAGTATCAGTGCAAATCATACTGTCAGTGTCAGTGCAAGTCCATGCTATGTGATTACAACACAAGGCACTAATGCGACTATTACTGGTAATCAAGTGAAGATAGATCCTGATTCAAGTCGTACTATTTCATGGAGTGCAAATGATGGATATTGGTTATCTAGTGTCATTGTTGATGGTGTTAGTCAATCAATACCGAATTACAGAAATGGAAGTTACACATTCAACAATATCAATGCTAATCATGATGTAAAGGTTGTGGCAAATCCATGCTATAACATCACGACAGAAGTCGTGCATGGAAACATTACAGGAAATCAAACAAAGATAGACCCACATTCAAATAGAAAAATAGATTTTTCTGCTGAAAGTGGATATTATGTCAGTCAAGTTATCGTTGATGGAATAGCATACTCATATAAAGATTATGCAACATCTTACACTTTCAGTAATATCACAAGCAATCATCATATAAAGGTCATCTGTGAACCATTGAAAAATATTGTAACTGAAATTGAGAATGGTGTAATCACTAAGACAATGACGGGAGTACACCCAGACGAGATAAGAGATGTTATCTTCAATTCTTACTGGGATTACTATATTGATAGTGTTGTGGTAGATGGTACAAATGTAGCAGTTCAAGATTTTGTAGAAGGAAACTATGAATTTAACACTGTTCAAACAGACCACTATGTTAAGGTTGTATGTCTACCAAAGCCAGTTGTCTATACTGAAATTACAAATGGGGATATTACACCACAATTTAGCGTATACCCTCATGAAGATGGAAAGACAGTTGCAACAGCACATGAAAATTATTATATTTCTCGTGTTTTGGTAAACGGACAAGAAATCAATGATTTTGAGGAATATCAAAACACATATACATTTAAGGATATAACACAAGACCAACATATCTATGTTGAATGTGTGCCTATTCCAGAAATCGTATTAGATAAGACAACTGATAAAGATACATACAATTATAAAGATACAATTCATTATAATGTCAATGTGAAACAATCAGTAGAAAATGCAACTGCAACAAATGTAACTGTTACAGATGTATTGCCATCCAATCTCAAAATCAAAGAAAATTCATTTGTTATTGATGGTGTCAATGAAGATAAATACCAATTAGAAACAACTGAAAAGGGATTTAAGGCTGTCTTTGATGAAATCGGATATAACCAAGATGTCAATATATCATATGATGTTGAAGTGCAAGATATATTAATGGTAGGCAACAGCATAACAAACAATGTCTATGCAACTTGCGACCATTTCAACAATCAAGTACATGACAACATTACAAATAATGTCTTAAAACCAGTCTTGAATGTTGATAAATCGACTGATAGTGAAAAATACAATGTCAATGATATTGTTACATATTCTATTGATGTCAAACAGACTGTAGAAAATGCGAAAGCATTTGATGTTGTCTTGACAGATACAAATATGACAAGTGGAATTGATATAGATTATTCTTCAATAGAAGTCTTAGGGACTGATAAAGATAATTATACAATCAGTCAATTAGATAAAGGGTTTAAGATTATCTTCAAGGAATTATCAAGTGAGGTAATAACTGTTACATATAACGGAAAGATTACTGATAATTCACTCGCTGGAAAGACAATATCAAACAGTGCAACAGTAACAAGTCTTACAAGTGATGGAGTTCAAAAGGTAACTGTTACAAATGAAGTCTATAAACCAAATCTAGTTATTTCTAAGACAGCCGATAAAGATTATTACAATGTCTTAGATAACATTACATTCAATATTGCCTTATCTCAAAGCGTAGAGAATGCAAAAGCATTCAATGTCGTATTGACAGATACAGATATATCAAATGGCATTGATATTGATTATTTTTCAATCAAGGTATTAGGAACTGATGAAGATAATTATACAATCAATCAATTAGATAAAGGATTTAAGATTATCTTCAAGGAATTATCTAATGAAAACATCAATGTTATATACAGTGGAAAGATTAATGATAATTCATTATCTGGAACTGATATAAGAAATTCTGTCAGTGCAACTTGCGATAACAATACTGATGTCGTAACATCAAGTGTTGTTAAGCCAGTATTAAAACCAAAATTAACTGTTTCTAAGACACAAGATAAGGATAACTACAATGTTAAAGATAACTTGGTTTATACAATCAATGTCAAGCAAACTGTAGAAAATGCGATTGCTAATAATGTTGTGATTAAGGATTTGGATTTAACAGATGGTATTGAATTGGATTTAGATACTATCAAGGTAAGTGGAATTGATGAAACATTATATGAAATCATCAAGAAAGATAATTCATTTGAAGTTGTATTGAAATCACTTGCCTACAATCAAGAAGTCATTATTACAGTAAATGGAAAAGTATCTGATAATTCACTTGCTGGAGAAACAATCGAAAATAGCGTTTCTACAAGTTGTGATAACAATACAAGCGTTGTTAAAGATACAGTTCAAGCAGATGTCTACAAGCCACAATTAGAAATAACTAAAAAGGCTGATAAGGACATCTACAATGTATTAGATACAATCTCTTATACATTGAATGTCAAGCAAACTGTAAAAGGTGCAAGAGCAAATGATGTTGTTATCACTGATACATTGAATAGTGGAATGACTTTAGATATGAAATCATTTGTTATTGATGGAATTGATAAAGATGATTATTCTGTTCAAAAGACAGATAAAGGATTTATCGTTAAAATCACTTCATTGGAAGATGAATGTACAATCACCTACAAAGCAAAAATTGAAGATGATGAACTTGCTGGTACAGATGTAATAAACAAGGCAAGTGTAACATCTTCAAACAATACTGATGTCGTAAAAACTGAAATAAACAGCAAAGTAGCAAAACCTACTTTAGAATTGACTAAGGTTGCTGATAAGCAAAAATACAATGTCGGTGATGTTGTCGACTATACTGTTACATTAAGACAGACAGATAAGAATGCAAAAGCATTCAATGTCTTATTGAAAGATAATGTCATGACAAAAGGTGTTGAATTAGATTATTCTTCAATCACTGTTAAAGGATTGGAAGATGATAATTATAGTCTTGAAACATTTACCAATGGCTTTGACTTGATGATTAAAAGACTTGATTTTGGGATGCCAGTTGAAATTTCATTGAAAGCAAAAATTACAGACCCACAACTCGCAGAAAAAGAAATCATGAATATTGTCAATGCAAATTGCGATAACAACAAGGAAATCGTCAATGCAAAGGCAGTTAGTGAAGTCTACAAGCCACAATTAGAGATAACTAAAAAGGCTGATAAGGACATCTACAACGTATTAGATACAATCACTTATACATTGAATGTCAAGCAAACTGTAAAAGGTGCTAAAGCAAATGATGTTGTTATCACTGATACATTGAATGATGGTATGTCATTGAATATGAAATCATTTGTTATTGATGGAATTGATGAAGATGATTATTCTGTTCAAAAAACTGATAAGGGATTTATCGTTAAAATCACTTCATTGGAAGATGAATGTACAATCACCTATAAGGCAAAAATTGAAGATTATGAACTTGCTGGTACAGATATTTTAAACAAGGCAAGTGTAACATCTTCAAACAATACTGATATCGTAAAAACTGAAATAAATAGCAAGGTTGCAAAACCTACTTTAGAATTGACTAAGACAACTGATAAAGATTATTACAATGTTCATGATGTGATTGAATATAAGATAACTGCAAAACAAACACAAGAAAATGCCATTGCTCATGATGTCATTATTAAGGACTTTGGAATAACAGATGGTGTTAAATTAGATTTAGATAGCATTAAGGTAACTGGAATTGAGGACTATTCTATTAAAAAATTAGACAATGAATTTATTATCAATATTCCTATGATGAAAAATGAAAGCATTGATATAAGCGTGAAAGGAACAATTGAAGATAGTACATTAGCAAATAAAGAAATCCATAATCAATCATCTATCACTTGTTCAAACAATACTGATGTTGTAACTGCAACATCTAAAAGCAAGGTATTAATGCCAGAATTTAAAATAACAAAAGCAGCTGATAAAGATTATTACAATATTGAAGATACAATTCATTATACAATCAAGGCAAAACAAACAGTAGAGAATGCGAAAGCGTTTGATGTTGTCTTAGATGATAGTCATATCAACAAAGGTGTTTCTATTGATAAGGAAAGTATCAAGGTAACTGGAATTGATGAAGATGATTATGACATTGAATTTAAGGATAATGGATATTTGTTGGTTTATCTCAAATCAATGACAGATGAAGAAATCACGATAGAATATGATGGTGTGTTGATTGATGAAAGTCTTGCTGGTACTGAAATTATGCATGAGGTCTATATCTCATGTTCTAACAACCCTTATGTATCATCATGGAAAGACAATGTAACAAGTCAAGTCTTAAAGCCACAATGGGAATTATCAAAGATAGCAGATAAGAAAGAGGCTTATAAAGATGATACAGTTCATTATACAATCAAGGCAAAACAGACTATAGAAAATGCGAAAGCATTTGACATAGATATTGTTGATGAATTAGAAAGCAATCAAGAATTGATTGAAAATACAATCAAGATAACAAATGTGTCAGAGTCAGATAATGAATATCAAATCATCACTTCTCAAAATGGATTTACAGTACATTTTGACGAGTTAATTGATGTTCAAGATATAGTGATTGAATATGATACCAAAGTTACTGATGACTTAAAGGAAACATCTGTTAATGAAGTTTTGTTAAGTGATAGATACAATAGTATTAGTGCTTCATCAGAATTAGCTATAAAGAAGATGCCAACTATTGTGATTACTGAAGATCCATTTGTCAGTTCGGTATTTGTAACGACACTAGTTTTCTCGTTTGTAGGATTTATTTATCTATTAAAAGAAAAAGAAAATCAAAATATTTAATTATTAATGAGATGAGTTTTTATCTTTGGGTGAAAACTCTCTTTTATATATGCAAAAAAAAGAAAGGTGAATGAAATGTATAAGAAAATTATTGTATTAATTATGTCCTTGCTATTTTTAACAGGTTGTTCCTTATTTAATAACAAAGTAGAGTTAACACATACAATACAGTTCAAAGATAGTAATGTAATAGAATATGGCTCAGATATTAATTCATCTTCTTTTATCATTGCAGTTGATGATATATCGGTTAATCAAAGTAATATAGAAAAAAATAAATTATATATATCTAATTTTTATGTTGAATGTCCTGATATTCCTAAGATTTTAGGCAAGCATCAGCTTGTTTATAAAATAGGCAAAGAAGAATATACTTTTGATATTGAAATCAAGGATACAAAAGTACCTATAATTCAATTAAATAAAAGAAAGTATGTAATTGAAAGAGGTCAAGAATTAAAACTATCAGATGTAGCTTACAAAGTTAAAGATAATTATTCTCAAGAAAAAAACATCAAGATTGAATTAAAAAAGAATGGTAATAATTATCAAATTATTGCAATTGATGAAAATGGAAATAAGTCTTTTGCTGATATTCAAGTTGATTTCAAAGAAATAAAAAAGGATGAAAATAAAAAAGATAATTCCACATCATCATCTAACAATTCAAAAGATACAAGCACAACTGATAATTCTTTGTCAACAAATAAACCATCTTCATCAAATAAACCAGCTACAAAGCTATTTACAATTGATACTTATGATGATTTAGAAACATGCGAGCAAGAATGCATTGCATATATTGTCAGTTGCAAATACTCTGGTTCAGCAAGTGCAATTCCAATTAAGAGAGATGGTATATATTACGGCTATCAAGCCGTTTTTAATTAATATGATAGGAGGTGTTTATATGCTAGAATTTATTAAAAATCTATTTGGTTTTCCAGGTATACTTTTCTTTGTCGGTGGATGTATCATCAGTTTTTGTTTTTTATCTACTCGTGTAAAAGAAGATAGTATAGAAAAAGGTGATGAAATATTCTTAACAATATTAAAAATTGCAGGTGTTACAATTGCTGGTGGATTAATAGTTGGAATTATATTTGCTTTAGGTTTTTTAAATTAGAGAGGAGATTAGGATAATGGAAAACAATGAAAATAAGTTTGATGGTTTTGTCATTTCAAGAAAACAAGTGACAAGAGAATTAAACGGAAAAGTAAAATCAATTAATATACATAATCATGAATATGCAAGAATCATATTGCCATCTAATATTAATTATGGTGGTATATTAGATAAAGACAACAATCCAATTCATGTGTTACCAGAAGGTTCGGTTGCTACTTTTTTAGTACCATATAAATGTGTTCAGAATCATAGATATGATGATCATAAGTCATATGTAAATGTTCCAAAAAATTATAAGTTTAGAATTTCTGTTGATTTAGGAACTACTGGAATGTTATTGGCCAATGGAAAAAGTGAACATGAGTGGACTTATATTCAAGGAGTAACTTTAGAACAAATGAAAGAATTTTTCAATCAAAATAAATTTGTTTCTTTTACAATTTCAAAAAATCAAAAGGGTGTTAATTATCATACTCAGGACGGAAGTGAAAGAACCACTATCATTATTCCAAGTCAGGGAAAAGAATATGCAGGTGGAAGAATAGCGTGTTCACCTAAATGTTTTTATGATATACCAGGACATCCAAATATTTATCAAGTGAAATTACCTTGTCATGCACAATTCTCAATACAAAAAGGAGAGATAATTGGTGAAAATCCAACAACTGGAAAACCTGTCTATGGAAATGTAAAAATTGTTGGAAAGAAAAATGGTTATGAAATTGCTCAAATGTTTGCTGCTCCTGAAAAAGAAGAAATAACTTTAAATAAAGAAAATTCTTCTCAAGTTGATAGCCTTAATGAACAAGGAGAAGATATTGAATTTTAATTTTTCAAAGAAAGGTGGGTTATATAAATATGAATAAAATCTTAATTACTGCAATTACACAATTAACTGTAGCTTCTGGATCGTTTGCACCATTAACAAATATTTTTTTAAATTTCTTGACACAATCGAGAATTTTCTTACAAAGCTTGACCGTTGGGGTAGTAACATGTATGTCAATTTATTATAAAATCAGAGAAATAACAGCTCATAATCAAGAAGAACAACAGTTTTCTCAGAAAACTGTAAATGTATTAATTGGATGTGCTTTTATTTTTGTGGTGCCAACTGTTGTAAATGTTATTAAAAGCTTTTTTAACGTATAGGTTTAGAAAGATAGGTGGTAAACATGAATGGAGTTTCAAATTATATTCCATATTGGTATGAAAAATTTGGAAAAGATTATATGCAAACTTGGATGAAGAAATATGAATTAGAACCAACTTCTTTCGTTTTTAGATTTCAACCATCTCATCTGTTAGATAAAATTGAAAACTCAGATGATTTAATGGAATTTAGTGAATATGTAAATGGTTTTAAGGAATCTAAGTTAGTTTCATACTATGCAGCAGAATGTAATAATTTTTATCATATGAAGAATCAAATAACGCTTGAACTTGATGATACTGAAGATGAAGATAATGATAATTTCAATGAAATCATTGAATTGGTGTGGGATAATATCCAAGATATTTCAATGAATGTTTCAGCTATCAAGGATTATTCGGAAAAAATCAATAAGATATTTGAATTAACTAATCAAATTAATGACGTTTTATCGGGTTTAAATACAAAGCAAGTTGAAAAAAATGCTAAATTTCAACAAGTAAAAGAAATACAAGATATGATCAAAGAACTTCAGACAAATATACTTCTACAAAATGATAAGTTTAGCACCATAAGGAAATTAAATTATAAAAGTATTGCTATAATGACTGTTGTAGCGATACTTTTCTTCATATTAGGAGGAATGTTATTATGAGTCCATTAATCTATGATATATTTGGTATTGGTGCAACAATTGAAAATTTTATTAGAGGTTTTTTCTGGGGAATGATCAAAGTGCTTATGAGCATGGTATCTGGTATGATAGATGCAATGATTTCTGGGGTACTTTCTTTTAATGTTTTATCGAATGAATGGGTACAGGATGGTTTCAAGGCAGCTTTGGTTGTAATGTTTGTAATGTTGCCAACGAAAATGATATATGAAGTTCTTTTTTCTATACTAACTGATAATGAACAGACTATGGATATATCAAAAAAAATACTGGGATGCATTACTGGGGTTATGATTGCTGTTTCTGTGCCAGTGGTTGTTCCAATGGCAAACAATATTATTGTTCAATCTTCCAAAGTTATGACAACTGATGTTAGCCAGAATGAAAGTCAACTTGGAGATGCATTATTATCAAGTGTATTTGTAGGGTTTGGAGGAATGAGTGAGCAAGGACCATATGGGGCAGATAAACTGATTAAAGATTACCAAAAAGAGAACTTTAGTATCACACAAAGAAATGATGCTGATAGTTATGTATGGGATTTTTCTGAATTCATGGTAATTGTAGGTATGGTGATATATGTTGTCTTACTATTTGCCATAACTATACAAATTGCAACACGTATTTTTCTAATAGCATTATTATATATGATGGCTCCAATATGCTGCACGTCTTTAACAAAGTACCAGGAGCCTCAAGCGTTTAATATTTGGAAGAGTACTCTTTTAGGACAAATGGCAATGAATTTTAGTCAAATTATTGGGCTAGCTTTTTTAGCAAATATCGTTGGTTCAATTTCTAACATTGGTACAGCGACATTTACAGGATTACCAGTAACAATGGCACAATTGGCATTATTTTTTGGTGCTTTTTCACTGATATTGACACTACCTAATTTTATACAAGCGATGATAGGAGGATATTCTTCAGGTGTTATGGAAGTTGCAAATCAAATACAAAGTGGTATGCACATGATGAGAGCAGGTACTATTGGTTTAGCAACTGCTGGAATTGCAGCAACGATTGGACGTAGAAATTCTTATACTGGATTTAGAGAAGGTGGAATACGTGGTGCAATTGCAGGAAATAAGCATAATGATGGTACACGTCGAGGAGGTATTGTAGGTGCAACAGCTGGACAAAAGGACGTTAATGGCAATCGACAAGGTGGAATTAGAGGTGCAGTAATGGGTGATACAGTGACAAGAGGACAAACTTCCGTAACTTCAGGTGGATTACGTGGAGCAGTTATGGGTTCTGTCGCAAGAACGCAACATAAAGACGGAAGTTCATCAGTGGCACATCAAGGAGGTATCAGAGGTGTAGTCATGGGCAGACAAATGGATTCTGTTGCTACTCCGAAAGCAGAATCGGATAACGATCAACAATTAAAGACATCAACTTATCAAGGTGGAATTAGAGGTGCGGTTATGGGTACAACACAAGTATCTCATCAAAATGATTCGAAAACAAAGCAAAGAACAGGTGGAATACGTGGTGCAGGAGCAAGTGCAGTACGAACAAGACAATATCAAAGACAGGGTGTTAGAAGTTCTCAGGCACACGCTTCAACAAAAGCAAGCCATCAAAGAACTCAAAGTGGATTATCAAAACAACGTCAAGCATCTTCAATACAAAAAGAAAAAAATGAATCAACTCGTTCTACTATAAAAAATAGAGGAGGAAAACGCTAATGTTTGATAAAGTGCAAGTTATTCTAGATAAAGGAAAGACAAAAGCGAAAGTATTGGTTTTCTATGATTTGACAGATGCGTTTGTTATTATGTTTTTTGGAATTATGGGTTACGCTTTTGGCAATATGTTTGGAGAATTATATCAACTTGTATTGTGTCTTTCCTTTGCAGGTGTTGTAGCATTTTTGCGTTTTGAATTTCCTAATAGTTTTAGTACATACGACTATATAAAAATGGGATATCATTACTATTTTAAAATGCCTAAAGGCTATGTGTATTTTCCAATTATAAATGAAAGTGAGGAATTAATCGAAAATGAAGTCAGCGAAGAAAAAACAATTACAATCAAGCACAAACGTAAAAAAACAAAAAGGAAAGGCAAAACACTCAAACAAAAAACAAATTAATATACAGCATATATCACATGGATTGCCTTTTTCTTTTGATGAACAGACAAAGCTCTTTGTATCTGATGAACAAGAATATATTAAAATGATCAGAATCACAGGAATTAATTTATTTGGAATGAAACAGGATGATCAAGAATTAAGAATGGTATCTTTGCAAAGAATGTTTAATCATCTTGTTCGTATAGGTCAAATATATTCGTACGAAATCCCAGCAGATGTTGATGGATATATATCTGATTATGAATATTTTGAAAGTCAATTAGATTTAACTCACGAACTTGATTATATTAAATATGATATTTTAGAGGAAAATAAAGAAAGACTAGTCAATACATCTATTACACGAGAACTTGTGGATAGATGTTTTTTGTTAATAATCAAGGATAAGAATATTAGTCGTCTTGATCAAAGAATAAATGATGCTTATAAATATATTTCATCATATAATCAAGCAGAAATACTAGACTATCAGCAAATGGCTGAAATTATTTATTCTTATTACAATCCAAGAGAGAGTGTATTTACTAAAACAGGCAAGACAATAAGTGAGGATATAATGGATTACATTTATCCTGATAATATTGGTTTTGTTGATAGATCATTAAATCAATATATAAAATTAAATGGTATTTACTGTTCCATCTTATATGTATCAAAATTCACAAAAATAAATCTGGGATTTTTAAGTGTACTTGCTACATATCCTGATGTTGAATTTTCTTTACATTTTGAACAGGCTCCTAAAAATGAGATTACAAATGTATTAAATAAATCGTTAAAGAATACAACAGGTAATCTTGAAAAAGAAAAGGAAGGTTCTAAAATACTTGAATTACAGGATCAGGAAAAGAAAACGATAGAATTTATTAATCAAATCAGTGTTGATGATGATATACCTTTTTATTTTTCAGTATGTATCCGATTAAAATCAAATGATTTAGATGATCTTAATGCTTATACGGATGATGTAAGGAAAGAACTTAATGGAATGGGATTAAAAGTAAGGTCAGGCATCTGGCAAAGCTATGAATTATTTAATACATGTGCACCTATATGCATGAATGAAGCACCAGTATATATGAAACAGACAACTAATGATACGCTTGGATGGGGTTATCCGTTTGTGTTTGAAACTTTGTATGATAGTACCCCAAAATATCAAGATGATGTATTGGTTAGTCATTATCCGCCGTTATATATAGGAAACACTAATCCTACTGGCGGAGTTGTGTTTTACGATAACTTTACTAAGTTAAAAGATAGGGCAAACTATAACGAATTCATCGAAGGGAAAAGTGGTTTTGGTAAGACTACTCTTATGATGGCACTTATCAAGTTTCGTCATGCAGTTGGATACCAACAATATATTTTAGATGTAGAAGGTAAGGAATTAAATAGATTGACATATGAATTGGGTGGAGAAATTATCAATGGTGCAAATGGTGATTCTGGGATAATTAATCCTATGCAGGTAAGAATAGTTGTTCCTGAAGATCCTACCAAAAGCAAGACAAAGATACCATTGGATCAAATTAAGCCATTGAGATCTCATATTCGTTTTTTAAGGTCGTTTTTGCGTTCGTATAAAGGTGATACAAAAGATATATCACGTTTGCATGATAGTAAGATTGAAGATGCTGAAATTGATGTATATAAAGAATATGGTATTGACTTTGATACAAATGCTCAGGAGATTGTTTCGCTATCTAATGACAAGTTTCCAATTTTTTCAGATGTTTATAAAAAATTAGAAGAATATAAAGCTGATGAAGAAAACAAAGATGTTTCTGATTCACACACGATTAAGATATTAAATGACTGTCTTGCTTTCTTAAAACCTATTTCTTTTGGTGCAGATGCAGATGTTTTTAATGGACATACGAGTATTAATCTTGAAAACTCATTGTTATGTTTTGATGTATCAGGATTACACGACAATACAAGTTCCGAAATTTTAGGAACTCAATATTTAAACATACTTTCTTTTATATGGTCAAGAATTGAATCAAGTGATGGAACTCAGCGAATACAAGTCTATGAAGATGAAGTTGCAGTTATACAAGATCCAAAATATATGGATATCATTATTATGAATGAAGATATGACACGACGTGTAAGAAAATATCTTTGTGGAATGACATTTGGAACTCAACAATTAACTGATATGCTAAAAGAATCAATCAAGGAAAACACAAAAACATTGATGCAGCAATCGGTATATCAGTTCTATTTCAATACTGATCCAGAATCATTAGAATATTTAAGAAATCATAATCTGGTTCCTAATAGTGAAATAGAATGGCTTCAAAAAAGCGAAATAGGTCAATGTTTTGTAAAACTTGGTAATATGACATCAATGAGGGTTAATGTTGATTTAGGCGAAAAAACTCTATCTCAATTTAAACGTTTAAAAGGGGAGACAGAGTAACATGAAAAAGAAAAAAGGAATTCTAGGTATTGGATTAGGAGGATTTTTTTCTTTTTTCTTTATCATTATCATTATGGTAGTTTCTGCAGCTGGTGGTGGTGCTGAAGCACAGAGTGAAAGTTATAGTCAAAATATATCTGTTTATGAAATTGCTATTTCCAACGCAGCAGAAAATAATGATGGTTATGAAGTTAAGTTAAATGAAATAGCTTGGTATTACATGATGACAGGTATTGAACCAATTCAAAATAATGTGATAAAAGAAGCGAATTGGATTGCCAAAAATAAAAGCAATTATGAACAGATTGCTAAGCATTATAAGAATGTTAGTCCATACAAAGAAAATCTTCAAAAGCATTCTGTAAACGATCTCGTAGCATATATTGATGGAATAGAAGAAATCAATGAGTCAAGAGAAGAAATAGATGATGAAGATATTACTGTTGAAGGTGGAAGTGAGGAAGGCAGAAAGATTGTCGAAAAAGCACTGACACGACTAGGATATATGTATAAATGGGGTGGTTGTCATACTGAAAAAGAAATAAAGAATCCAAATCAAAAGCTATTTGATTGTAGTGGTTTGGTTAATTGGTCTTTCTATCAGTGTGGATACAATATCTCAGCTTCTAATACAACAAAGACATTGGTAAATATGGGAAAATTGGTATCACGTTCACATTTATCACCTGGTGATATTATTCTTTTTTCTAACAATGGGAAAGAAAGTGGTGTTCATCATGTTGGTATTTATAAAGGTGACGGAAATATGGTACATGCTCCAAGAACAGGAAAACCAATTCAAGTTTCAAATATCACAACAGGATATTATGCAAGAGAATATTATTGTGCAAGAAGATTGTATTAGAGAAGGAAGTGGATAAAGTGTGAAAGAAAAAGGTAAAAAAAGTGCGACTTAAAAACAAGTCGTTAAAAGATTTTTCAAAAACTTAATAATAAATGATTAACTATCTTGTTGAATTTTTGGTATTTGAATTTGAGAAATATCTACACCTAAAGATTGTAAGTGTTCAAGGGCTTGTTTCGTTGTCATTTTTGATTGATTTTGTTTTGGATTTTTAAATGAATCATAATCTGATGGATGAAAGTTTTCACCAGTCTTGACCATATGATAGATGGAAACAAGTAACATTCTGGCAATAGCTATTATGGCTTTCTTATGACCACGTCTTTTCTTGATTCTGTTATATTTGATTTTGAAGTATGGTTCACTATTACATTTTATGGCGGCTAAGGCGCATTGGACAAGGATAGGTTTGATATATTGACCTGCTTTAGATATACGAACTGATTTCTTCTTATTGGCACTTTCGTTATTTTGAGGAGTAACCCCAACCCAAGAAGCAACTTCCTTGTCTGATGCCCATTGGTTCATATCAATGCCAATTTCTGAAAGAATGATCATTGCTGATATAAGAGAAATACCAGGAAGCTGAGTAATGTGTTTAACGATATCAATGAAAGGTGCACAGCGTTTAACCATCTCAATTTCACAATCTTGAATATATTTATCAAGGTTATCAAGATGTTTCATGGCATGATCTAATTTAAAGCGTTGATCAGTTTCAATGTGTGAATGTTGAATAGCTTGCATAACCTGTTCAGATTTTTTTGAAGCAGATTTAAGAAGCAATTTCTTGATATTTTCTTCAGTGACGATATTAGAATGCATAACTTCTTCTAAAACAGCACGACTGCTTTTTCCTAAAGAATCTGAGAAAACAGAACCAAGACCAATATTTGAAACAGTTAAGCAGTTTTGATAACGATTTTTTTCAGAAGAACGCATGCCAACAAGCTTGATACGATAGCGTGAAATTTCTCTGAGTTCTCTAATATGCTTAGGTGGAATAAAAGAAAACTTGAGAAGATCATGCTTAAAGATATCTGCAATCCATTTGGAATCCTTTTTATCAGTTTTCTTGCCCTTGATGGCTTTAACGTATTTAGGATGTGTCAGGAAAACATTAAGTTCTGTTTCAAGAATATTGAAAATAGGGATCCAATACTTACCAGTTGATTCCATGCAGACATCATAACAGTTGTTTTCCTTGAGCCAGTTTAAGAGATTCAACAAGTCATAGTTAAAAGTCGAAAATTGTTTTTGAAGATAAGTTGTCACATTATTATCATCAGTAGAAGCGATAGTCGCAACGATGATATCCTTGTGAACATCCATGCCACAACAA